TTATTTAAACGACCCCCAGTAACTTGTGCGTTTGTTTCCTACGCATTGACCAGTAGCTAAATACCCATAGCCATTTCCACGCTTTTGACGAATCCACACGTAGCCGCCGTTATAGCAATATGCATCATATTTAACTACATCACCTGGTTGCAATTCTGCAATGATCGTAGCTGATGTATTCGGAGCAGTTCGCAATTTAATGCGTTCGCTTAATGTAAATCGCCATTCTTCTTTAATCCAGTGAATGCCTGTAGGTTGTGGTTTTGTTTGTGGTTGTGGTTGTGGTTGTGGTTGTGGATTAGGTTTGGCACCTTTATAACGATAAACGTACCAACCCATGCTATACGGCATAGTGGTTTCCGGATTAACACTAACCCCATTGTGAGCGTAATTACAATGGATTACGTTGTTTTGGTCGACTGCAATAGCCGTATGTCCTCCAGCGCCTGCGGATTGTCCTTTGAGTCCGAAAATCAACACATCTCCACGTTGCATATTCCACTCCTTATTAAATGCAATCAACTCAAAGCCGTTGGCAATCAACCAAGCGTGTTCTGACTCTGTATTAACTGGGTAACTGTGTGGCTTTGCTCCACCTTTAACCAATGAAATGTATACTGCTCCACTACAATCTGCTGTCCCGTCTGTACCGATACGACTACCTGACATACTGTAAGTAACACCACGATTTTTAAGTTGATACATATAATCAATAGCTTTGTTAATATCTATCATTTTACTCACCGTCCTTTTTAGGTTGCTCATAACCTAACGCTTGCGTACTATCAGCAACGCCTGTCGTGGTAGGGTCAACCACCACGCCTAAAATGGCCAACACAACAAAAGCGGCGTTGATAATCTCGGCTAGCTGTTGATTAAGCACGCCAAAATCAAACTTATAGCCAAATGGCGCCGCTACCGTTTGTATGAGTAGCAACACCGCAGGAATGATTGACAACCAAAACATTTTGTTCTTAATCCGTACTTTCCAGTTAATTTTCATATCGATCTCCTCCGTTTCCTAGATGCAGCTCTTCTATCTCGTGCATCATTTTCGTGATCATGCCATTACCGCCTAAGGCGTGGTAAACTTCATACATTTCACAAAAATTTTGATACGCATAGCTGCTGATATGTCCTCGTTTAACGTACTCATCGTGATACTCAATCAATTTTACGCGTAATAATAACATTGTCCCTCTGCTATTATCTTCGCGCTTTTTGTCCTCAAGGTCTGTCTTACGTCGCTGCTCTTTTAACAGCCATACGATATAGCCGAGTAACGCAGGCAAGGCAATCTCGTAGGATTTAGTTAAAATATTAATTAAAAAGTCTATCAATATTGCCACCACCTAAAAAGAGACAAGCTACATCGCTTGTCCCTCGTCATCAGTATCTGTAGGTAGTGGCCGACCGTTATCGTCAAGACCTAACTCCCTTAAACGTGCTTGCACTTTAGAGCGCCATAGTGGATGGATGTCCTGCAATGTGCAGCGATCGTCAATGATTTGATAAATAAAAAAGTTGACCATTTTAATTCCCTCCTGACATCGCAGCTACCAACTCTGATAGCTCCATAAGTGCATCTGCTTTTGCATTGTCTCGCGCAGCCAACTCCATGATGTACTCGTCTTTTGAGTACTGTGTTAGGCTATACCGATAGCCCTCAAACTCCTCTGTCTTGACTTGCTCGATGTCTTTTGCCACCCAAACACTGTAATCATCAATCATCAGTGCTTGTGGCTGTACTGTACTCTCTACTTTACCGTGCTCGATCATGTAGATCACCTCTTTTTTTATGATTTTTTAGTTTCGTACGCAGCGATAGCTGCTGTTAAAGGAGTGAGATATTTACGCGTCAATCTGTAGCTATTACAGTGGTTTAGCCAGCCGCGATAGGCCTGGATAGAGGCATAATCGCTATCGCTTAAAGGTTGGCCTTGCTTAACTTTTTTATTGATGGCACGCATACGCTTTTTAAAATTAAGCGCAGTTGACTTACGCAGCAGCGTGTAGTCTTTAAAAATGCGATAGCCGACAAAGTCTACTCCTCTTACTTGTGTCGGAAAGACCTGCCAATTATCCTTTAGCTGCAGTTTTAACTCCTCAGCTAGATAGCGCTCGACCGCTTGCTTAAGGCGATGCAGCGCTTGTTTACTGCTGCCAAAAAAGACCATATCGTCCATGTAGCGGTAGTAGTATTTAACCTGCAGGACCTCTTTAACATAATGGTCAAAGCGTGCTAAGTAGAGGTTACCGCTATATTGAGACAGATAATTACCAATCGGTATACCTGTCTCGCCTGGAGTCGAGTCAATGATCTCGTCTAATAGCCAAAGCAAGTCCGCATCTTTAAATAAACGACGGTAGCATGCTTTTAAAATCGCATGATTGATAGACGGATAAAATTTACGCGCATCAATCTTAAGACAATACTTAGTCTCCTCTGGATCCTTGCGCATGGCCTTTTGCACTTTGGCCAAGCAAGAATGTATCCCTCGACCAGGCAGGGCTGAGTACGTATCGTCCGTCATATATTTTAAAAGATACGGCTCAATGACTTGGATAATTGCCCATTGACACACGCGATCAGGATAGTAGGGTAGCTTGTAAATCAAGCGCTCCTTTTTACCCTCACGCTTGGTAAAAGTAAAATACTCACTCGTTTGATAGGTCCGAGTGAGTAATTGTGTCTGTAATTTAGTTAAGTAAGGCTCAGGGTTTGCGTCAATCGCTAACACCTCTCTATACCAGCCTTTTCCGCGTTTAGCATGTTGATGTGCTAAAGCTAGATTGTGTATATCTGTAATTTGAGCGTACAAATGTCCGACTCTTTTCAAAATTTAATCGCTCCTTTGTATGCAAGTTTCCCGCGCTTTCGACCGTGCTACTCACACGGGGGTAACTTAAAATCTATGTTTTGCCAAGAGGCATGGCAATAGGGCTAAAGGTTATTTTTAAGTGTATTGCATGTACCAGGTGCCCTGACAGATTACGGTTCCGATTAACCGACGGATTATTCACATTCCAGTTGAAACCACCCGCATTAGAGCCATTGTTCCAATTCGTACCGAGTTGAACGGCAGGCCCAAAACGGGAGCAAAGGAAAGTTTTTTAATCGTTAAACTGCTATCGTATTATTGCCAACAAGTTGTTTAATTAGGCCGCATACACCAGGCGCCCCGACAGACCACGGCCCCGATTAACCGACGGATCACTCACACGCCAGCGGAAACCACCCGCAACAGAGCCACCGTCCCAATTCGCACCGAGCTGAACGGTTCTCCAGCCGCCATCATCGGTAGCTGCGTAGTTTTGCCAGAAGTAGTCCCCGACAGGAACGCTTGAGTTACCTGTTGTTTCTGACGTTAAAAATAGCCAGTCAAACTCTGGACTGTAACCAAATGCGCTAACGTAGCCATTTGTCTTGGCTAAAGTAAAGCCGACATCTGCGTAACTGCCCGTGCTTTGCTTGTCGTTAAAGTCGTGGTCGGCCACATACGCTGCATGGATACCATTGGCCATGACGTTAATTCCATCGATAAATTTCCAAATATTACCGTACAGGTTCTCCTCACCACGATACGATACAATTTGGATATTGTTGCCATTTGTCACATGACCAGACTGATTGCCTAACGTTGTAGTAGCCCCTGTAGGTTCAGCCAAGTTAGAGGTACTATCATCTGTTTTACCTGTCGCGCCTGGACCTAAAACATCTTGCATATTAAATTTAGCATATTCAACTAAAAATAACAACTGTGTAGCTGAAATTGTTGCAGCATAAGCTTGCTGCCATCCCGTACCACGTTTTTGTGCAAGCTTACGTACGTTCGCACGTGTCAAGTTTTGTGTTAAGCCGCTCGCAGGCTTAGCCCCTGCGATACTAGATAACATATCATTATCAAAATCTGCAATCTGCTCGTCATTTAATACGTAGCTATTAGTTGATACATCGTAAATGCAGCCCTCATAAGCAGATAAGTAAATCTTGTCCTTAACAGCTCCGTTGACGATAAAGGCTGGATGTATTTTAAAACCTGCTTTAGGCTTATCCGATACATAGTAGCGCCCTTTGCGCATGTGGTAACCTTTACCGTCAGTAATCGGTGCAAGCTCGATTGGACTCACCTTGTAATAGAATAATGGCTGCTCGACCATCACTTGCACTTTAGTCCCAACAGTAAACGTATCAGATCCTTTTGATACTTGCTGTAAGAGCGCTCCGGTCTCGGTATATCCAGGCTCGCCGTAATAAGCAACGACCTTACCCTCATTAGTTAAAATACAACGTTTACGGCCACCAAAGGCTTTAATGCTATCAAAGCCTGCCCCCGGTGTACGATTAACTGCACCGGCTAAACGTTTAAAGGTCTTATTAACCATATCTACCTCAACGCCATAAACATCGGCATCATTGTAACCGACAAAGCCTTGTAAGTCCTCGATATTGGCCTGTAGATTTTTAACGTCTAATTTGGTTGCTACTGCTCCAGGTTCAACCGTTAAGTTGACTTGACTCGCGTTACCGACCTCTGTATAAAAGGCGACGGTTAAGCCCGTTTTACTTACACCAGTATCTGCAGGCATGTAGCCATTTTGCTTAGCTGTGGCCACAGCATATAAAATCTCACCCTCATCAGGATCTGTGGCGTAAACACCGATCGTGTTGACATCGTAGCCTGCGGTAAGACCGGTATTGTTAAATGCTGCCTCCACGCTCACGGTAGCCCCGTTATTAGGTTTAGCTTGGCAGGTAGCTGTCTGCTTAACGTTAGATAAGGCCGTTAAGGCAGCTAGGTCTCCAGATGCGTAAACCGTCGAGCTAATTGAGATTTTTGTAAAGGTAGCCGTCGCACGGCCTGATAACAGCTTGGCCATTAGCGTGCGCCCCTTGTTAGTAATTACTGATTGGTTTAATTCCAACTCTACTCACTCTCCTTAATCAATAGTGTAAAAGTCTGCCGTTACTACTCCTCCAGCAGTGTCTAATGTGTCTGAGATAGTAATTACAGACTTATAATCTTGTGTACTTGTTAATGTAGCAACGGTGGTCGAGCCACCTCCGATGACAGCACTAACCGTTGTGCTTTGACCGGTCTTAAAGTCATGCGTTAAGGTAGCTTGACCAACAGCTACGTTAGCAGCTGCTGCGACCAAGACCTGCTGCGTATGTTGTTGACTCGTAAAGTCGTGGGTAATGTAAATCACCTCATCGCTAGTCAAAGCCGACGCTTGTTTTAATTTTAGATTGGCCGCGTTGCTCCGTAACACGTTACGGACGTCTACCTGCAGGTTAGCTGGGACAATCGTCCGGATTAAATAATCAACATCAACCATCTGCCCTTTACGTTCAAACGCGCTGTTAATGAGCAAAGTGTACTCATCATACAAGCAGGTGACTGTAATATCTGTACCGATACTGTTTAACATCTCAGTCAAATAACGTATCGTGTACGGCTTTTGACTAGCTAGGCGAGTTAATACTCTAAAGCGTCGCATGTCTAACGTGTCATCAGCTTGTCTAGTAATACGTAACATGCGCTCGTAGAGTGCAATCGTCTCACTATCTGCAGTCGATACATACAAGTTGCCTTGTGCGCGCTCGATACTAGCCACGAGGTCCTCTAACAAGTGCTGTTCGATTTGCATCAGCGTCTCAAACTCTAATAGACCCGTGTACCAGGTAGGCAGTAACTCCTTTAACTCTAGTAAGGTTATCATGTGTAGCTCACCGCCCCGACAAACGCACACTCTTGTAAGCTGTTATTAAAGGTTAAGACGACATCCGCATCTTTACCGCTTAAACGTAGGTTGCTGACGTTGGCCACACCTGCCACTTTTAAAATAGCGGCAATCAGTTGCGAGCGATACACGGTTTGACTGTATTGGTAGAGCTCATTGTGGCTACTCCAGTTTTTGCGTATCGCTAAAAAGTGCGCCTCAATCGCCTCTTTAATCAATGGCTGCACCGTGCTTAACGATGTACCGACCTCCGTGTCTACGTGTACGCTGATGTCAATGGTTCGCTTGCTTGGCGCAGCCACGGTTACTAAATGACCGATTGGTGCAACACCATATCCTTTTTGCGCGTTATGCGGGTCCAACGCCTCTTGCACCTTATTGATTAAAGTACCGTTAGGTATCTCAAAAGCACTATTTAACAGCACGACTCTGACCGTTCCGCCACCATTCCAAGCCGGGTAAACCTGCACCACACCGACGCCCTCTTGTTGAGAGGTAAACCGTATATAATCCTCAATATTACCACCGTATTGGTTGACCTCATAGGTTTTTAAGATACGCGCTCGGAGTGACTCGTCGTCCTCCTCATCTCGTGCTGGGATAGTCACCTCAGTAATCTTGCCACCACCGAGACCATTAAAATGGTCAATCGGCAATAACTGTCCGACATATTGATTACCAACCGAGCCGGTTACCTCACATTTTAATGTGTAATTTCCCTCACTGATTTGGTTAACCACGTCATAGTAAACAGGGTCCTCCCCGATACTACTAAATCGGTCGCCCTCATTTAGTAGTTGATAAGGAGCCCCTGCGCTATCCGTAAACACGCCTTTAACGTAGGCTTGCGTGGCCGGGATGCGCTTGATGCCATGCTCCTCGGCTTTTAAATCTAAATAGCCACCAACGGCTGTTTGCACAAACGCGTTAAGCAACACATTTTTTAAATCCATCGTAAATAACGCTAACTGGTAGCAAGCGGGTGCCAATGCGTCGTAAATAATCGAGCCCTCACGCTTGTCAATCTCAGCTGGTACTTGCTCTAGCGCTTGCTCTAAATAATAATCGTAAGTTTTTGACTCTAAAAACTGACCAATTTCCTCCGGGTTCATGCCACCACCTCCTCAAAAGCTAGCGTGCCGAAAATGGACGCTACACTAAACGTAATTAAAAGTGAGGTGCTGTCTAGCTTGGTCGCTTGGATATTTTCCACGCTAACAATACGGTCATCGGCTAAAAGCGCCTCTTTTATGACGCGCCCGATTTCTGCCTCGACCAGGTCAAAGCTCTCGCCGATTAACGCTTGCAATTCAATACCGTACTCGTCTGTATAAATCTCATACATATAGCGCTCTGTATGCAGCAGCTTTTCGACCGCTTGCCTGAGCGCCTGTTTATTGTCAATCCAGCCAATGACACGACCGTTGAGCACTCGATACGTCTTGGATGACTCTAGCGCTAGATCAACTGTTTCCTCGTCCATTGCCTCACGCCCTTTCTAACACATAAAATTTTTGGCCGTTTGATACTCGCAGGAGTTTAACACGGTCTCCGACGGCCAAATCTCTAAACACAACAACCGAGCCTGTATAGCCAGCCACATAGACCGGAACCTCGTAACGCTTAACCATTTGAGAGAGGATAAGATGGGCTGCACCTACCTCAAACCGGCTGTCTACTCTGATTTTTAAAGGCGCTGTACTTGTGACCACGCCATACATTAAATCAGTCAAACTGCCAGCACTCACTCGCTGTTGTTTGATTAATTTTGCTAATTTTTCGCCGGCCATCAATGGACCACCTCCACGTCTAAACTCATGGTATGCACGGGGCTAAAGCGATGCGTACATGATTTTACAAGCACTACGACTTGTGTGCGCCCCCACTCTAGCTGCATATCGCTTAGCAATAGATTAAAGCTACTGCCTGCGCGGATATCCATGTGGCCAACGCTATCTAATTTAAAGGAGGTACCGACCACATTAAGCTCTTTTAACTTGTCATTAGCCATCTGCTGTAGCTGTTGCGCGTTTAAATCGGCATCTGATGCTTTTTCCACTTTTTGCAATTTCCCCCATCTAGTGATGTTTTGATTATCACTGGCCACAAAAACTTGACGCGTTTTAGTATTGTCGTCCTCTCGGATGACCTTAACCGTGTTAAATGCCTCGTCAATGCTCGACTCGTAATCGTAGTCGGTAATCAAGGAGGCGTCCCCTAGCAAGAGCGCTGTGTTTAACTCTTGCAAGGCCACAAATTTTAACGTACCGGCATCATCGTATACCGTGTACCGGCTGTTATTTGCGGAGCGCCTGGTCTCCTCTAAAGCCTCGTCCAGCATCGTAAAGTAGGTCTTGCCATCGGCTACCACTGCCGCGCATTTATAACCTGGGGTCATCCCTATTTTGTAAGGGAGGCCTTGTGTCTCACAAATCTGTTTAAAGCGCTCAGCAGCAGTCGTCGCGTTAAAGACCATTGTGTCCTCGTTTTGTAAGTACCTTAAATTGTCATACGCGGTAATCGACCAAAGACCGTCTTTAGTTTTTTGTCGTTTGAAAATCTTGCCTTTAAAGTAGGTCTTACCTCCATCACTAAACTCGATAATGTCGCCCGTACGATAAAACACGTTAGGGTCGTCTAAGATCTTAAAGGTAAACTTACCAGGCTGGCCCTCGATGCTCGTATACCACTCAGGTTCGCTCACAATCTCGGACAAGTCAAATTGTGTCCAATGTGTAATCGAGGTCCCTTTAACTGTAATACTCATATACGTCTCACCGCACTTTTACTTACCCAGCCTCGCCAGCCACCATTTAAGGTCGTGACATGATACGGATAATTTTGACCGGGTCGAGGATTGCCAACGATAATGTTAACAATCCTTGTTGCGTTGACCTCAGTCTGTCCTGGGCCACTGCCATAGCTGTCTCGATGGAGTTGGCCATTAACGACCACTCTGCAGCCGACGGTAATGACTTGCGTTGGCGCAGGCCGTGGCGCCGGTTTAGGTACTGGCTTAACTTGAGGTTGATCTACTTTTTTAAGATACTTTGCGCCGTACTCTCGATACTCTTTTAATGTAATCGAGTAGTAGTAGTCGTTTGTTGCGTCCTTAATTTCCCACTCAAACTGGTCAATTGACGCCAACATATTAATCGAGGTGCCCGTCACAATAATCCGCACGGGCTTTTTATCGTTCATGGCTTTCTCAATCTTGTCGACCATTTCTTGAGGCGCAGTCGTGTCGCCGTCCTCGTTGATGTAACTGCCTTGTTGCGATGGAAAAAAGCTATCAAAGCTTAATGATTTAAGGCCGTTAACGGCGAGCTGGGTAATCTCGCCGAGTTTAACGACCTCGTTAGATTGATTATTACTCGGGATATCCATTTTGATTGACTCAGGATTGACTGGCAAAACATACCGCTTGCCAGCAATCTCGAGATAAAAGCGTATAGCCAAAGCGCACCACCTCCTAACTTAAATCTGACTCAGCCGCAGCGATGATTGCGTCCTCAACTTTAGCAACGAGCGCATCTGTATCGACCGGCTCGCCGTTATTGTTTGTTACGTTCAACGTTACCTGAGGCGTGACTTGTTTTTGATTTACATACACCGCTTGCGTGCCGCTAGCCTGCATCTTGTTACGATCATCAAGCGTCATCGTGTATCCCATTTCGCCTGGGTCAAAGTCTGGGCCCTCACCGCCTAAAGGTTTAGGTTTAACTTGATCGGCTAGCTTGCTACTTGATAACTGCACCATGCGTTTGGTGCCCTCGATACCTTTCGCCAAGCCTTGGCCGACAAAGTCCCCGATTTCCATCATAACCCTTGACGGTGAGTGAATTTTAAGTGCCCCTTGAATAGTAGAGGCAATCTGATTGGCGATGGATCGCGCTTGCGCGATAGCACCACCTGCACCACTGGCAAGTCCTGCAGTCAGACCTGCCATAGCGTATGAGCCAGCCGCTCTCAACTGACCTGCTAAACCACTAAACGCAGAGACGATTGACGCACTGCCTGCAGTAACGATACTTAAAGCAGCGGCCATACCCGCACTAAAGGCGGCAGTCATCTGTGCCATACCAGCGGTAACGATACTTAAAGCGATGGCCATACCAGCGGTAACTGCAGCCGTCATCTGCGACATGCCACTTGTAACCGCAGCACTCGCTTGTGCCATACTAGAGGTAAAGCTTGCCACAACTAAGGCGGCCACCATTTGAGCGGTTGCACCTAACAACATTGTTATAGCAACAGCGGTCATGATTGCGCCTGTATAAGCGCCAATTGCGCCACCGATTGAGGCGATGCCACTAGCTAGCATCATTACGGCCGCACCTGCCACGCTCGCCATACCGACTAACACAGTTAAAGCACTCGCAAAAATCGTGATACCAGCCATGCTAGCTAATAAGGTCGCGCTTAATTGCGTGCTTGCGTTTGCCAACACCATAAACGGCGGAACAGCCACCATGATGTTAGCGCCTAGATTAGTCAATTGACTTGTAAAAGTCGTAAAGTTGCCTGACATGACTTGCATAGCGCTACCTACACTAATAATTGCACTAGATAGGGCGCTAAACACCGCCACACCTGCACCAAGCATCATTGTCGCAGCAGCAAGTGTCTGCATGCCGCTGCCCAGCTCTTGTAACGCGCCACTGTGAGCGGTTAACGAACCTAACCCTGCGGTCAATGCTCCCAAGGCCTTAGCTAAGCCCCAAGCGCCTATACCTGCAATCGTCTTAAGACCAGAGGCGGCTGCTTTTAATCCTTTCCCAGCGTTTAAAGCAGCATTACCAATACTGTCAAACACACCAGCCACTCCGTCTAATACGTTTCGCAAGCCATTACCAATCGAGTCGATTACTTGAGACACGCCATCTAAAATCGTGTTGACCGCGTTACCAACGCCCTCTGCTGCAGTAGCAAAGGCTGTGCCGAGTGCCTCAATAACGGGCGGTAATACTTCCAGCGCCGGTGTAGCAATCGCAAGGGCGAGCCCTACTAACACCATAGCCGCGCCAAAGGCTAGCATACCAATAGCGCCAGCTGTTAAGGCTGGACCTAAAGCGGCAAACACTGCAGCAAGCAAGCCCACTGCCACGAACATACCAAAGAACACTGCAATTGCGACACCACCTGCACTGGCTAACTGTATCGCTGCGGTTGAGGCAAGCCACATACCTGCAGCCACTAGAACAGTCATTGCACCAAAGGCCAACATGCCTACTGCACCTGCTGAGAGCTGTGGTCCGAGATAAGCGACGACCGCGAGAAGTGCTCCGATAGCTACCACCATGCCGAAGAATGTAGCAATGGCAGCCCCACCTGCACTGGCTAGATTAGTCGCAGCATCCGCCATAAGCCAAAATCCTGCACCTACTAAAGCCACGCCAGCACCCACAAGAAATAGTGCCTTGCCATATTGCACCCACTTACCAGCCGCGCTCTGTGCACTGTTAGCCGCGGTATCGACCGCAGTCGTGTCCGGCGCTGTTGGTACGGTTGGTGTGCTTGGTGTAGGCGCACTCGGCGTACTTGGTACACTAGGTACTTTAGGCTTTTTAAGCTTGGCAAGATTTTTAACTAGTGTACCCGATGCTTTGGCCATTGAGGCTAGACCCCCACCAAATTTAAGTAATGGACTGAGCACGCCTTTACCAATTTTAAAGGCTGCAAAACCGACCACCAGTTTAGGTAGCATGTCGATGATTTTAGCAATGGCATCGCTATGATTTTCTGCAAACTTGGCCACGCCTTTAATTGCGTCGCCTACAGACTCCATCGTCTGTTTAAATCTATCCACACTTTTAGCGCTGCCAAACTTACCGTTAAGCTTGTCTAGGCTGTCCATGACTGCGCCAAAAGCCTCTGATACTGGACCTTTAACATCGTTAAAAGTACTTACAAGCACTTGGCCATACTTGCCTAGATTGTCGATAAACTTATCAATATTGACCTCACTAAAAGTCTTGTCAATCCAGTCGGTTAACTTCTCAATTTGTGGCGCGATAATTGGAAACAGCTTGTCACCAATACGGATAGCCACAGATTCGAGCGCACCAAACATCTGCTCAATCTTAGATGGTAGGTTATTCTGCATCTGTTGAGCCATCTTATCTGCAGCCCCACCTGATTGCTCAAAGGACTTAGTCAATTCTCGCAATTTTTCAGGCCCTGCACTGATTAAGGCTAACATACCTGATAATGACTCTTGGCCGTACAAGGTTACTAAGGCATTTTGTTGTTGCTCAGGCGTTAAGCCCTTAAAGGCTGTTTTTAACATACCGACTTGGTCTGCTAAAGATTTCATGTTTCCATTTGAGTCGTAAAAAGACAACCCCAACGCGTCCATAGTTTCGCGCATTGCGTCTGTGGGTTTAGCCAGACGAGAGAGCGCCCCACGTAGAGAGGTACCGGCCTGGGAACCTTTAATCCCACTGTCTGATAAGATACCAACCGCGGCGGCTGTTTCTTCAAGTGAGATGCCCATGGAATGTGCCACCGGCGAGATATATTTCATAGCCTCGCCTATGTCAGCTACTTCCGCGTTCGTCTTGGCTGCAGCTTGCGCAAACACATCCGCAACGTGACCAGCTTGACTTGCCTCTAATCCAAAGCCACGTAAAGCCGATGCACTGTTTTCTGCTGCAAGGGCCACGTCTCCACCTGATACGGCGGCCAACGCAAGCACCCCTTGCATCGAGTCGTAAATCTCTTTGGTATTGAAACCAGCAGATGCCATGTTTTCCATACCAGCGGCTGCCTCTTTCGCACTAAAGGCTGTCTGTGCCCCTAAGTCGATTGCCTTTTTACGTAAGTCAGCGTATGACACGCCAACCTCATCAGTAATCGCGTTAACTCTGGCCATTTGTTGGTCAAAGCCACCGGCCACATCATAGACCTTTTTACCTAATCCAACGACTGCGGCCGCACCACCTAGAGCTGCAACCTTAGTCACGTTTAGCAACTTGTCGCCAAATCCCACAGCCACTTGACCTGATTGGACAAATCCTTTTTTAAAGTCTTGGCCAAACTGTTTAAAGTAAGGTGCGCTAGCTTTAATCGCCATCCCAACTTTAGCCATGCCTGTCTGTACGCTAGATACGACATTACTCATGACGCGTTTGGCAGTACTTGTAAATGTGTTAAATGTATTGCTAAATGCACTCTTAGCGCTGTCTAATTTTAATGCGCTGGAAATACGGTTACCAAAGTTGCCAAATAAGCTAATAATGCGACTCGCGCCCGACTTGACTACGTTGCTTGCTGCACTCATGCCTGATTTAATACCATTACTCAGGCGACTCATGGCGCTCTGTGCTTTGTTTGCTAAGGTATTAAAGGCTTGTGCAGGTCCTGTTGCCTTTTGCTTTAACTCCTCCATACGTTGAACAGTTGCTGCAAGACTTGAGTCAATCTTACTTAAAGTCTTAGTAAACTTATCACGCAAAGCAAGGGTCGCTGTTAATGTCTTAGCCATTGGCCTTACCTCCTTTTAGATTGAGATTTCATTTTCTTATATTCCTTTTCCTCCGCCTCAATTTTTAAGTCGATAAAGGCCATGATCATACCTCTTTCTTTTGTACTGAGGCGTGCATATTGAGAGGGTAACATATTGTTATTGTGATAAGCATGATACGCATACCAAAAGTCGCCACTCCCCTCATCCTGCATTATTTTTTTACTTGTTCTTTAACCTCTAACTCGTCATCAAAGTGGTTAAGCTCTAGCACAGCTTCTTGCAAGTTAGCATACTCACCTGGTAGTAACATAGCGCTCAAAGTATCACTTGCTGAGCCCTCGGTAGCAAAAAAGCTTTGCAGTTCAGCATTGTTTAAATCAGGCTGTACCACGCTGCGTGCCATTAAGTTAGCTACATACAAGTCTGTATTTAAAGACTTTTCTGTCTGCCCTTGGCGATTGCGCTTTTGTGTAGTGCTGATCTTACGTAAGCGTGCATTTTCATGCTCCGTAATGCTCTCAATGATAAAAGGGGCGTCAAAGCGGTCAAACTTAATCTCACGACGCTCTGCTACGGGTTTAACCAAAAAAGATTTAATATCAATAATTCCTGCCATTGTTTTTAGTCCTCCTTAAATTAAAAACGTGTGCAGCAGCAGTGCACTCCTGCTGCACAAAAAAGAGCCATACGATTATAACAAGGTAGGCTCTACAAATGTTTCCAATAAATCTGCGTCGTTAAATGTAAAGTCACAATCCTCGTCCAAAGTATCGGATTCAACATCTAATTTAGCAATGACCACGCTATCTAAAATAACGTGTTTTAATAAAGTCGATTGACGACCGACTGACGATTGAGGGTCATCATTAGTGACTTTAATCGTGATGTCTGGGATACGACCTGATTTTAAGTAATCAACACCGATTTTAGCAAACTCACTTGTCACTTTATGGATGGTCATCGAGCCGCTACCTGAGGCATTGGTCACTTTTTGTTGGACCATTCGTGTACCTAAAACAGGTACCTCAGCTTTATTTAACTCAACAGTCGCCTCAATATTTTTGAGGAAAAACATCGGAATGTTTCTACCGTCAATCGTAATAAAGGCAGTGCCCTCACGACCGTTGATCACATCATTAGCATTTAAAAATCCCATATCTTACTTACCTCCTTACTCGACGACTACCGTCATGTATAATTTTTCCATTGCGTCTACTGGTTGGACTTTAACATCTAGCAATACGCTGTCTTTGCTATCGCCTTGCGCGATGGTAATGTCATCCGGCACAAAGTTTTCGATTGCGCCCATACCCATTAAACGATCAAAGTAGCCGATGCGGTCTGCTTTAAATAACTCACGACCGTCTGTGTTATTGTTAACCTTGCCGATGTAATTATCTTCAAAGGTCTTTTTAGAGCTGTTCGCGATGTCGTCTAATACACGTAAGACACGGTTCTTACTAAAGTCCTTACCTTTTTCTTTGGTAAAGGTATGCAAGCTGTTAATGTCTTGTTCGACGACTGCGGTTCCGCGTTTTTCGGTAAAAATAAACTTACCAGCTTTTAACGCGTCAATAATGTCGCTATTAATCATGCGAGGGTTCGCGTCAACTGCACCGTCGTAAGTGGCATACGTTAAACTTCCAGCCACACCAGCACTTGCAGTTGCTCCAGCCACCCAAGCAGTACACTGTTCCGCTGTCAACTTGGTTCCGTCTGCTAAAACAACCCCATTAGATACGTTAATCACTGCCTCGTGGTTAGCATCATGGTTAGCCACCACTAACTGCACTTTGTAGCCCTCTTCATCACGTAATCGTTTGATAAAGGCTGCTGCGGTTGCCTTAATTCCATCATCAGAGATAGGTAGCGCCATCGTGTTAAATTCGTACACTTGGATAGCTTCAAAATATTTCGCGTAATCGTTGGCTTGCGCTTCCGTATCGGTACCGCCCTCTAAAGCGATGGTTGCTTTAGCGGCTGCTCCAGTACCGCTAAACGTAACCAACTTATTAGCTTGTAACTCTTCCACTTTCTTGACTGTTTGCGTGTCTACTGCTACTCCGTCAAGGTAAGTCACCACATTAAAAGTCGACTCGGGGTTAACATTAGCAGTAACCACCACTGAGATAGCATTTCCGCGTGTGCCTGGATATTGTGCAGTAACAGTTAAAGTGCCCTCTGTCTTAGTCGCTTTTGTCCCACCACCTACACGGTAAAGCAAGACTTTGCTTGCGCGTTTAAATGCCTCACGTATTAACAGTAACTCAGGATCGCTCAACGTGTTACCTAAAATTGTTAAATCACTTGTTGCATCTAACTCTAGGACCTTGCCAACTGGTCCAAATTTTAAAGGTAATGGGATGGTCATGATGCCGCTAACTGCAGAGCTAGTGCCGACCTTACCATTGCCTTGTACATTGATATAAGCGCCTGGACGTACCTTGTCCTGCGCTGTCCAAATACCTCCAGCCATTATTTAATAGCCTCCTTTAATTTTTTATTTAGTACCTCGCGCGCGTCGGTAATCGAGTAGACCTCTCCGTCTGATAGGTAGACAGATAAAAAATCTCGTTCGATGCGCGTAAAGGCGTCTGTCGCTTGCAAAATCTCTAACTTGCTGTAAGTAGGCTCGGATTTTGCCTCGCTCTTTTTTTTAGTTGCCATTTTCTGCAACTCCTCCTTTCTGTGTTAAGGTTGCCATCGAGGTCTCATCCTGCGTATAAAGGCCTCGATAGCGTACACTAAAGGTAAAATTTAACGCGCCATCTACTGGTGTCGCCTCGCGCTCCAAAAGTCTTAGATTGACCTCAGGTAGATGCGTAAAGCTCGCCATTAGCTGCGCGCGCATAGTGTCTAGCTGCTCATTTACATTACGTTTGCTCTCATCAGGAAAATACACGACACAATACGATAGTCGGCGCATTTCATAGTTACTAATCTCAGCAGCTGCTCGCTCAAAGATGGGATACACATAAAAGCTATGGCCGACAAAGCCTTGCTCGGTTTTTTCGCGATAAATTTTTTTGATGTCCGGTACAGCCTGCTTTAAGGCTTTACCGATTGCTGCCATAATATCCATCCGCCTAGCCTCCCATTAACTCCTCAAGATAAGCCATGTATCGCGCCTCTAAGATAGGGTCTACGTTACTATCTATGTCTGCCAAGGCTTTCTCAACAAAAAACTGACCCTCGACCCAGCCCTTTCCGCCTCGTGTGCGGTGACCGTAATTGACGAAAGGCCCATAATACGTGTTGTTTTGTGACTCGACTATTACATCTAAGCCTTGCAACACGGTTGGGCATTTAAACCAGCCACGCCTTAACGTTCCGCCCTGTTTTCCGCTGCCCTCAGGATACTGGCCAACAGGGGTCAGACTTTTAAGGCTCGCGTTCATCATGGCGCCGATTGTCTTACCTGCGTCTAACTTAAACTCGTCGCTGGAAAACTTAACCGCGCTGAGGTGGTTAGCAAATTCTTTAATCTCGGAATAATCAAAAGTCATGCTTTAACCACCTTTCGCAGCTGTATCTCTTGATGCGTCACGTAATGATTGAGTGGCAAGCCGCTTAGCTCGTACAAGGTTACATGTCCATGCACGTCTGTCACTTCTACGCGGCTACCTGCGGCAATGTCAACCAGTGGCGAGCAATACAGATAAGGGACCAAGTCAGCCTCAGCATAAGGCTGTTTAACCTCTGCTGGTCCTGACTGCGTGCGCATACTAATCCGACAAGGTTGGTCGCTTAAGACCTCAACCCACTCACTTACGTCATACGGATCATCAAAAGGACTGTCCGACTCCTTAGTTACCGTCTGCAAGTTAAACAGCTTAAAAGTGCAATTGTACTGTCGCTCAAAAATATCCCTCGCGTGGTCGTAAAAACCCATGACGACCACCTCCTAAGGTAATTTCCGGCATGCGTTCAGCTGCTTATAGTACTTTTTGAGATACGACTTACTCGACAAGCCTGCCATAGCTGCGGTCATGTCAGCCAAGGTAAAGGCTTGTATGGTAAAGTCGCCCTCAGTTAAGCTCTTAGCCTCGCCTAACTGGTCAGGTGCGTTGGTTTGCAGATTTAAATCAATCAGCGCATCTGTCGCCATCAAAATCGCCACGTTAACCAGTTTGTCCGGCAACTCGTCTAAATGGCAGTAGTTTAAAATGTAGTCCACTACTGCGTTTAAAATAAATGTCACACGAAACTCATCAATCTCAGGGCTGACTAACTTAGTCAGTGTATCGGTCATGGCTTGCTTTTGTTCAGCGGTCATCATGTCGACCACCGCCTACGCTAAAGGTTTGCACCAAAGAGCCACAATACCGATATTTTTATCTTCGTAAACCTTTTCCCAGTTTTTAGGGTTGGCCAAGTCTTTGTTGGTTGGCGTGATAAATCCAGCCTCGCGATCCACGTTGGTAAATTTAACGCCATAAGGGTGCATTGTGAACGCACGACGGGTAAAGATATTATTGTTACCTTTAGCTGCATCACGAGCTGTCTCAAACATTGTCAAGCGCCCTGGTGTACCAGTGTTACGACCAATAGAGCCCTCAGCAAATAAGTAAGTCGTGTAATATTTCGCCGCGCCAGAGCCATAACTTGGCACGCCATCATCAACGACCACGCGATAGCCTTGATAAGTAGGGATGCGTTGACCGCCTTGGCTAGGTTGGATGTAGTCGATAAGCTCTAATTTTTGCAAACTTGTATAGATAGCTGAGTGCATGACAATCATGGATAATTGGTCCGCTGCATCTCCTAGCAATTGCTTGGCATCTAAAATTGTATATTTATCAATGTTAGAGCCTTTTTTATCTAACAAGTGGCTGCCGTTTAATACTCCAGCTGGTGTGCTTGAGCCGCTATTTGCTGCAGCAAACAAACCATTTAATACGCTGATAAACACTTGTTGCTCACGGCGTAACCAATAAGTCCCGATTTTAGTCATTAAGGCTTGTAGTGGGTCGCTTCCTGCAATTTGTCCAGCTAACTCGTTAACTGACCAACCTTTCCCACGGTACATAACCGCTGCAATGTCGGCACTCGCTACAATCTTGCCAGTCGTTAAGCCTTTTGCGCCGTCGTCAATGACTTCATCTTCTCCGTTTAAGTCGTTCCACATTGGCATATTTACTAATAAGCCGCCTGCTGAAATGTTTTCTGATACAGTGCTATCTGCTACGGCTGCACCAGATTGTAAAAGAGCCGATTTTTCTTTTGTAAAAATGTTCATGTAGTCCGTGTACAGCTCAGGCGTAATCACGTCAATTACTTTAGTTAATTCATCTGCCATTCTTAATCATCTCCTATTGTTGTTGTAAATGCTGTACGTATTCTGTAAGATTAAAATCTTTTGAGGCCATAGCCGTAGCTAAGTCGCTCGAAAACTGAGGTGTTTTACGTTCACGACTGTTATCTGCAGCTGCGCCCGTGCCCATATCAAACAGATACGCGTGTGTGGTTTTTAATTGTTCCACTTGTTCTTTTAATCCAGCCACCGTGCCGTCTGTGTTTAGCTTGATTAATTCTAAATCTAAAGACTTGGCCACTAAGGCTGGGTCTTTTGCTTTCGCCTCTGCTAATGCTGCGGCGATTGCATTGTCACGTTTGAGATTTTCGATTTCTTGCATGGATTGTTTCTTTAAGTCAGCGTAAGTTGCTTGCAGGTCTGCCAGCTTTTCAGATAAGTCTGCGTTATCCTTGTTCTTGCTTTGTAGCTCGTTCAAGGCTTTGTCGCGTTCTTTAATATCCTTTTCCAGTCCTGCATTTTTAGCTTTTTCTGTTTCTAAATCCGTTTTAAGCTGGTTAACGGATTGACCATATAAGCCCATCACTTTATCGACGACTTCTTTTTCTAAACCTAATGCTTCTAAATCTTCTCGTTTCATAATTTTTCCTCCTTACGTTATTTTTACGAGTAACGACCTCGATTGGATTAGGTCTCAGTTTTACGACGTGACCGGGTCGAGTGTATAAAAAATAGAGCCTATCTGCTTGAGATACGCTCTAAATTTTTAAATAAAATCATCCTTTATCCAGTCAATTGCTGCCCTGATAATCGTAGAGCACAAGACTGCACTTATACCGACTAAAAACACCACGCATGGCGCCGTTACACAGACTAGCGCGGCATACATTAAAATTTTTAAAAGTATCACGCGACTTGGTCCCTCCACTCTTTAAAAGTTAAATTACTGACAAACTCGCCTTTACCAGTCACAGGGTCACGGCTCCAGCGCTTGGCTGGCTCCCAACCGTCTATAACTGGCTCGCTAAAACACCGACAATTCGGATGCGCACTTGGCGGAGGTGCTTGGTTACCATCTACATCAAACGTTTGGCCGTCTAAGCTAGCACACCTGTCGCAAGTATGCACTTCTAAAGTCGCTCGCCAGCGCCAGCGCTCAATGCCTGCCTCTTTGTAGGTGTCCGCTGCAGCCATTTCCGCAACGTGGGCAGCTTCTGTTTGAATTAAAGTGTACATACGATACTTAGTTACATTGGTTACACCTTTAAACGCCTCTTGTTTCATTTCGTCCACGCCCCAACCGTGCACCGCGCCTAAAGTTAGCGCTCGAGAAACGCGTTCGGGTATTTCTTTAGTGTAGTTATGCCAGATACGCTTGCTAAAATCAGAGCCTTTCCACTGATACGACGCCACACGTTTAAAGTAAGTCAGGTTAAACTTGCCCCAGTCAATATATAAGTCGACCGCACCTTTATCCGTGATTTCGTAGAGTAGCCGATAAAAGCTCTCATGTCCAAAGCGTGCAAGGTAGTCTAAAAGGCTCTCACGCTCGCTCACAGCTTGTTTAGCCCCTAACAGGTATATTTGTCCCTTTAGTCGCTGTAAACGACTCACACGGCTTTTAAAATAGCTTAAATCAAGCTCGTCTTGATAACCGCCTTTAATCGCTTTTTCGCGAAACTCTGCCAACGTTATGGACCAATTTGCTTGCTCCTGCTTACTCAAAAGCTTTTCTGCGTCTTCTATGTCCAGTCCACTTTTATCTGCGTAACGCTCGATAAAACGGTCAATTTCAGCTTGGATTGAGTTTTCAAGGCTCACTTGCCTGCGTGCAAAAGCGGACAAGTAGTCGTCGATTTGTTTCTCGCGTCTTAAAGCGAGGCGGTTCATACGCTTTTCAAAATACGTGGCCATTATTCGTCACTACTTTCTTCTTCGTCGATTTCTATCTCAGCGTCAGTGCGGTAACCGTCCGCCATTTGATAGTCCTCTTGTTTTTCTCTGGCCAAGTTTTCCAGCTCTTCTTCTGGGTCCTCAACAATCGGATTACTTTTCGCGATATTTTCACGCGAGGTGACACTTGCCAATTTGCTAATAATATCAGCCATTTCCGCGTCATTGCTGATCAGCGTACGTGTCCAGGTCTGCGTAATGATCGTATCAGCAGGTGCACCGATTTGACTTAAAATAAATCGCAGTAATTCGTTAAAGCCAGCACGAAACTCTGCCTCCAAAGCCGATACTTTTAACTCTAACAAGGCATACATCTGCTTTAATGCCACGCCGCTGTTGTTAGTCCCTATATTTTTTTGAGGGTCCACGCCTTGACCAAGCACAAAAATAGCCTCGCGCGTAATCTCTAAAATCTTACTACGCGCTTCAACTGGGATGTCGATAGCCAACGTGTTCAGCTCGCCTTTGCTTTCTTCGTCGCTTTCCAGCTGTATCATCTTATAGCGTTTCAAGTCTGTTAAAAACTCGTTTTTATCTTCGCCGCCGTAATTGGTTAAGACAAAGATAATTTCTTGCACGTCGTCTGCATCGTTGACAAAACCACTCATGACCTTATCGTAAACGTCGATTTGCTGTTTAACCTTATCCAGGTCAACGGACTCTTGTGGGTTATTTCTAAAGGCAAACAGTGGCACGCAGCCAAAACCGTGCGCGTATTCGTTGGTCATGCCAATATTTTCACGCGTGCTAAGGTCAATCAAGCGGAAAATGTCATAGGTTTTAAGGCTGCTATCCAAATCGTGCGTTTCGCCTTTTTCGATGTAGAAACTTGTACATTTCTCATCGTCCCAAAACTCAAACACGGTAATCTCGTCAGCATTGTCATCATAGCTGTCATAAATCCACCAAAATCCGGCCAGTTTATTAGCTTTAAAACCTGGCTCGTAAATCGGGATAATCTGTGCGGCATCCACCACGGCCAACCTGATAACGTCATCTGTGTCACGGTAAGGATGTAGCCAAGCGATACCGGCATTAGATGCGTTAACAACCAGCTGCCTAAATAATCGTGTGAAGTTATCGCCTAGATAGCTTTTAACTTTGTCATTTAAATCGTCGCGTCCCAGGTCAAAGGTTGGCGGATAACCAGCCACATAACTCGCTTTTTGGTCGACAAGTAAGCTATACCACGCATGCGATAAGCGATTGTCAGCCGTTCGCAAGGGGTTGTCGTTTTTGTCCGTGCGAGTGTCCTTTTTAAACAGGATGTCGTTCTGATTAGCGTAATAGCGCTCAGCTTGCTGAATAGCTGCTTGCTTTTCCGCTGCCTTATTTTCCAACTTTTTAATTAATTTTCTTGCAGTTGCTAGTTCCATTTGTTAACCTCCTCTCGTTTAAAAGTAGTGTAGTGGGATGTTGGCCACGTCCTCAAGTTTAATATTTAAGCCCTCCTGTACGCGATGAAACCACCAAGGCGCTAAAGTCTTAAGGTAAAAGAATAGCCACCTTGAGTCCGGTATCGTGTCATAAATGACCGCGTATTGACTGCCAACCTTACCACTGGATTTCAGCAAACCCACTTGACCGCGAGTCGCTGAGATTTGTATCACGATTGAGTGTTTTGGGTAAATCTTGTCTTTCTGTGCGCGTTCCACCGTCGCAATGTTTTTCAGTCGAGGCCGATTTACCCACCAAGCTTTTGGGCGCTCAACTAATTGCGGGATAGTATTTACTTCGCGCATCTTTTTCTTCATCGGTAACGCGTACTGTGCTCTTACTTCTTGGGACTCGATATGCTTGATAGCTTCCTCTTCCCACTCTTTAATGTTAAACTCACGCATCACGTCGTCGCTGTGTGGCAGCACATTAATATCAGAGTAGGCTAGGTAATCGTCCTTGCTGTTTTGCACGAAATACACTTGTTTAGCCTTACGCGCCAAACTGTCACCGTGTATCACGATGCAATTCATGCCTCGATAAGCTAGATTGTGCAACAAGTAAGGTATCGCGTTATCGGCTAACTCTTCGCAGCAATACAAGTAACGATGCGGCGCGTAACTAAAAGGACTCTCTTGCAATCGGTCGTCATACCATTTACTGATAATTAAAGCGCCTGTCCCTGCTGCAGGGTCATAAGCGCTAAATTTGCCAGTAGCTTCGGTCTGCGTTAAAGTCGCGACTAACTTAGCCACGGCATCAGGTGTATAGTCTTGCTTGTTGGTCTTGCGCTCGGCGGCATACTCCTCAAAGTAAGGCTTAAACGTGTCAATGCCTGCACTATAGATGCCATTATCAACTAAGCGCTCGTGCAGTTTATCGTAAAAAGTCTCGCGTTTTTTTCTATCAAACACGGCAGACTCTAAAAACTTCTCAAACTGCGCATGCTGCTTCACATTTTCCGCGCAAGAATAGTAATCTTCATAAGTTAACAAGCGATAGCCTCCTTTACTTCATAATTTTCGCGCCGGTCTTATCTTTAAGCTTAAGGTCCTTTAAATTATCGACCACGAAATACTGCAGCGCGTCACAAGTATGGTCGTCCTCTTTGATAACGTGAGGATCATCATTCATGACAGTTTTCTCGTCCCACTGGTACTTTTTATGCTCTTCGATAAAAAACTTTAGATTGTTTTCGGTCGGTAAATAAAAAAATCGTCCTTCCGCTAAAAGCGACTGAACGAATTCCGTCATGACTATTTTCTTTTTCTTTTTAACCGGATGCCATTTCACGTGGTAGTCCTTCTTGTACTGATTTCTCAAAGCTCCCTCAGCGCTATCTATGGTGCGCTTGCGAACGTTCCGCGTTATCAAAAGGGGTTGACTCATCATTGACTGTTCAAAGTCGTGCAAGTCACGCGATAATTCACTCGGCGCTTTTTTGTCAACCTTACCTGCAGGAGAATAGTAATAAGTGTCAATCAAATACACGTTATCTGCGTTGGTCAAAGCCAAACACAGGCAGGTTGTCGCTGATTGTTGGTGACCAGAGTCGCATGCAAAATATACATAGACGATGCGTTCTTCGCTTGGTATAGCATTTATTTGTTTAAAAAGATTCAAATTATATACGTTTGTGCCAAGACCAACTGGCTCGCCTAAATACAAGTACCGATAATACTCATAGTCATTGCGTTTAATTCGTTCAATTTCCGCATAAGTTTGCTCGTGTATCAAATCGAGTTCGTCGTCTAAATAGCTAGATGAGTGTATCAGATAATCTTTTTCACCTTCTAAACTCTCAACCCATTCGTTAATCCAGCTGTATGGATTACGTGGAGGATTGTAAGACCAGAAAAACTGCACATAGTTAAGTCTAGGATGCTTTTGCCGCATAAACGTGATATTGGTTTGGTTAAACTCTTCCTCATTCTTAAACTCCGCGGCCTCTTCGTACCAAACGGCTATGATATTAGACACGTCGTTTGATTTTAGCTTTTGGAAGTCATCCAGCCCATAAAAATAAAAGGTCGAACCCGTCTTTTTATGAATGATGTTAAAAGGCGATACAGTCGGCTTAAATTGTGAGCCAACGTTTAGCATATTTAAAGCCCAATGAATTTTTTTATAAACGGAGTCGCGAATAGTATTGCCAACCTTGCGAATGACGATTACATTAGCTACCTGTCCTTGACGTGTAAACTGTATCATTTTATAAGCTAACAACAGTGCAATGACTGAGCTTTTGAATGAGTTCCGGCCACCTTTTAGGATGTTATAAGGATACTTGGAATTCCAGACGCTTTTAAAATGAGGGTTGACATTTTTTTGCACATTGAAAACTTTAGCCATCTGTTTCCACCTCATCTTCCTGCCATTCGTCAACGATAATAATCTGCTCATCGTTAACGGTTGTATCTTCTGCAGCTGCCTTGTTTGATAACTCAAGCTGTTTGATACGAGCTTTTTGTTCTTTGCGATCAAGCTCATCTTTCTCACTCGTGGCCATCTTATTAATTAATTCAATCGCTCGCACGTTACCTTTTAAAGCTTGCTGCGTCAGAGATAGCATGATGGCCATCTCGTTTGTATTTTCGAACCCCAAAGACTCCAATACTGCTGCAGTCTTGTTAGTAGCCTCGGCTGTCAAAATGGTATTTAAAGCCTTTTTTAGGTTGGCTTTTTTCCTTCTGGCTTTTCCTGATGCTATTCCGCCCATTTTAGCAATTTCTCGCTGTTCGCTCGCTGGTCGTTCATGAAATCCATGCCCGTTTAAGTTTTCCTCATTCGCCATACCGCCTCACTTCCTCGATAAAAATAAAAAGGACGAGTTGGTAGTTCCCGTCCCTATCTGACAATACCATAATAACACCTATTTTACGGTTAAAACCGCCATATTTCCGCCAAAAAACCGCCAAAGTTATCGGTAAGCAATTAATTTACCATTCCTATAAGCTTCAGCAAACTCGACCAAGGCAATGCTTTTCATTCTTTCGATACTTCTTTCCGAATAGCCCATCTCTTGACTAATCTTATAGTTGGTGTACATTTCTTTTGAGCAAAAACTGTATAGAAGCACTTGCCTACTAATCAAACTCAACGCTTTTAACGCAGCAATAATTGCATTAATTTCTAATTCTGCATCAGCTAACTGTACAATGGCGTCTTCAATTTTATTTCCATGAGTTGGAATTCGTGGCATATCACTGATAATCGGCGACTTAATATCAATGCTAGATCTTCCAACTATCCGTTCCAAGCGCCTGTAATTCTTCAGAGTCTTGCGTGCATTTGTCTTTGTTTTCTTAATATCAACTTCTTGCAATAACATCAACCAAATCGCCCCTTTTATGATATAAGTGAACTACTCACCACTTAGCTAAACCTAACGGTTCTTAACGCTTGAAGTGGGAGCTTCTTGGGAATAGAGCATACTTGATAGCTTATTTCTTCACTACCTTCGAAATCAACTTGCTGTCTTATATTGTTTTCACTATCAACTACCTGAATATGCCATATCATTCAATCACTCCTAGCTTTTTCGCTTTTTGTACAAAATGTTTAAGCGCTGGTACATTCACGCCCAAAATATCCGACATCTTCTCAAACGTAATTTTCTGTTTTCTCATTTCAATAATCTTGTCTAGATGCTCATACAATTCAGAACGCTTGAATTTATCTAAAGGTGTTTCTATCTTCAAATTAGACAATCTACAATTTCTGATATTTCCGTCGATATTGATTACTTTACCTTTTTTGTCTTCTCGTCCTACAAAGGTGTCATACACTAAATAATTAACCATCAGACACGTTCCTAAATACACAATACTCGTTCTTGTCTCTGAACGATATTTTGACCGCTCTAATCGTTTAATACGATAAATCGCATTCGCTGGATTCTCTTCTAGCTTTTTTAGTATTAAATAAATCTGTCCAGTCGTGCTGACTAACATATCGCTATATTGTGGATGGATTCTAAATATATTTCCATTGCGATATAGTCCACCACTACTGCTTTTCTTGAAAGTCGTAACTCTTACTGCGTCACTAGCTTCGCAATTGTATGCTCCAACTGCTTCGCGAATAAAATTTCTTTCGCTTTCCGTGCATAGATCTATCGCAATTCCCCAATTATCTTCGTATTTGCTGTTTAAAATTTTAATCGCTTGGTAATACTCGGCTGTTGGCATCAGTCGTAACCCCTTTCAAACAGAATCGTATAATCATCAATATCTAATTTATCAGCAATTTCTTGCACTTTCTTTAAGGTCACATTCAACTCATGATTTTTCATCTTTTTCACACCGTCAGCGCCTGAGTAAAATGCACTCCACGGTATGTTTTTATTTTTTCTGTGCCAGTCAACGTTTTGCCAAAATATTTTTATAACATCCTTTTCCAACGATAACCGCCTCTTTCTTTGATTTATTCCACGCTCTCATTAACTGGTTATTCCTTTGTTTCTGATAAATTCTATTCCACCGTGATTGTGATTTAGCCATTCATTACATCTCCTTCAATAAAATCAAAAATATCTGTTTGTAGTGCAATTTCATCAGTATTCAACATTTCTTCTTTAGCTAACTTGTAAAAATCTTTCTTAATTTCAAAGCCGTATGCGTTTCTTCCTAATTCCCATGCAGCTCGCAAAGCGCTTCCACTTCCGGCGCAAGGATCAATCACAACTTCATCTTTATCTGTAAAAATTTCAATCAGTTCTTTCAAAGTACCAATAGGCTTTTGTGTCGGGTGCAATTTTGGATAAATTTTGCGGTTGTCATTTTGCCACTGAAAATAATTCTTAATCATTCGCCCGTTATTATTGAATTTAGGCAACTTGTCACGATATAGTACAACGGCATACTCCATAGCATTTACAATTTTCATGTTCGCTTTTAAAACTTGCGCACTAGATTTCTTTAGAAAGAAAATAGGATAGCTGTTGTTGAAACCGTACTGTTTGCCATAATCAATAACCATTTGCATTTGTTGAAACGCACAAAATACAATCATTGCCGGTGCTTTGCCTTTTTCTTTTGGCTCTTTTACTAACATTTTTGAACAAAAGTGCATAAATTCAGCGATTCTAAAATTATGGTCGGTATCAAAGAATGCTTTACCTGCTTTTTCAGACTCGCCGTTTGCAATTTGCCCCCCTTATACCAATCGGGGTTACTTGCATAAGCATTATTCCCTAAATTATAGGGAATATCTGCTATTACAAGTTGCGCTTTTGGAATACTGTATCTTTTGTAATTTTGAAAGTGGTCATTGAACAACTCGCATTTAATCTTATTCATTCAAATCACTTTCCTTTCTTGTGCTTTTTTAATTAATTCTTCCATATCTTGCCGCCTCCATATTCGCTTGTGTGACGAAATTATCCACATAGCTATAACTTTCTTTGATTTTTAAAATTTTTCCATCAGTTAGTTGTATCATCGTTCCGCCGACTGTCACGGTATAGTTGATAATCAGATACGGGTCGATAAAATGTTCGCCTTTAGCCGACGGTGGATACTCTACAGTAATCTTCATCATAATTTTCGCATCCATTCTTGATTTAATTTACCGACGTCTACAACTGGTCCTTTCTTGTTGCATTTCGGACAAGATCGGACGGTTATCAAATTTTCCGAATGTCTCTCTGTCACAATTCTGCCTGTTCCGTTGCATAATGTGCATTTCTTCTTCATGATTTCCTCCTGTACAATCTCTTCAGCTTAAAAATATGTGTTTTTAGTCCCTAATTTCATTTCTAAGCTATTTTTATTTTGATTTAATATATTTATACCAAAGATTGCTTAAACGCCTTAGAAATGATTTTAAAGGCTATTCTTGACTTTCTTTTTCTCACGTCTAAGTTTAGCTCGCTGATTTTGCAATTTAAGACTGTCAAAACAGCTCATTTCCTCGAACGTGTCTGTCTTTCTGTCGTATTTGGCAAACACAACTTCGTATCTGTACACGTAGCTAAACATTTTCATCTTCAGCTTTGATGTATTGTCCTGGTAGCCTTTGACATCAACTACCTTGACTATTTCGCCATCACGGTATTTAACAAAATCAGCTTTGTATTTGATTGGCAATATCTTTCTACCGTTTGGCAATGTATATCCAGGCAACACTGCAATAGACTTCTGCATCTCCCAGTATTCGTTTGATAGCGACGAGAATGACTCGCCACTATCTCTTAACTTTTCGTAGTACCTCGCTTCAGCCTTTGAGTCAAAATTATAGCCATCCACTACGACTTTTTTATTTTTGTACTTGCTCATGAACAACCTCATTTCCAAGATATTTGCTAGCTTCTTCAATAATTCGCTCTAATTCTCTTTGACTTTCCTTGCGTCTTTCTTCTGTCACAGGTTCAGCTACGAATTTAAAAACGCCCATTCCTTGATTAACTAACATCAAAATTTCCTCCTGTTATCCTTGATTCCTGTCATGTTTAGAAAATGTTCCTGTTTTGCATTTTCTAACATTCGACTAACAATTTTTGGATTGTAAATCTTTTTTAACTCTTGACCACTTAGATTGGTTGTAATGATTGTCCTAGATCTAGCGTTCAAAATTTGAAACAAAACCCTTTGAATAAAATCGCTCGCTTGACTATTGTCGCTTGTAAAATTCGACTCACTACCTAAATCGTCAATCACTAATACATCTGCTCGCTGCAATAATCGCGTAGCTTGGGATTCAGAAATACCTTCCGTTTGGCTGTTAAAACTCTCTCTGATTTCAGCTAGCAAATCAATCAAACTGACAAACAAACAACTCATGTAAGGTTGCGCATTTTCGTTGACGTGTTGCAAAATAGCCATAGCTAAGTGACTTTTACCTGTACCTGGTTGGCCGGTTAAGATGCAATTAAATTCTTCTCTAGCTAAATAGCTTTCAGCAATTCTCATAGCTTGCATCTTAACCTTTTGCGTTTCATTGCAAGTCACGTCGAAATTATCAAACGTCTTGCTAAACATCTTGTCATTTCCAACAATCGAACTACGCTTTAACATTCCGTATGTGCGTTCCTTGCGTTTCTTGGCTACTCTTTCAGTCGTATCTTGTTCTTCTTGCTGATTGACTTTTTCACGATTGCACTCTGGACAAAATGGTGCTATTGGCTTTCCATCTACTTCTAGCCTAGCCATATAAATCAGCGGAACATCATGCTTCGGACAATGTTCTGTCGTGTATCTAATACGACTCATCATATTTGCTATATTCATGCTCTAACTCCTAAAATGGCAAATCGTCATCAGTGATTGGTCTCTGTTGATTGTTGCCACCGTTTCCGCCTTTCGTTTCTAAAAAATGGAAAGTGTTTGCTACAACTTCCGTCACATACACCCGTTGACCGTCGTTGTTTTCATAGTTTCTCGTTTGAATACGCCCAGCTAAACTGATACGTTCGCCTTTCTTCACACGGTCAGCTAACGTTTCCGCCGGCTTGCCCCACATCACGCAATTAATAAAATCAGCGTCATATTCTCCATCAGCATTTTTAAAATCTCTAGTAACTGCCAATGTGAATTGTGCAACCGCCTTTCCTGATTGTGTGTACTTTAAATCTGGGTCTTTCGTCAATCTTCCTACTAGTGTCGTGTTGTTTAACATAGTTCATTCCTCCTAAAATGGTAAATCTATATCATTGTCGTAGCCTTTTGATTTGGCTGTTGGTTGATTTAAGTAACCGTCAAATTTCGTTCCGAATAGCGTTTCTGGTCGCAAATACTTAGCCATACTTTCATTGTTTTGCCATTCAGTGACTTTTTTATCAATGACTGTTTTGAAGTCATCAAGCGTGTATCCTTCGTTTAATCTTGTCTTTACTAACTTTGTATTTTTTTCAACGTACTTGTAGTTTTTGTCTAATTTTTGGTTGAGGTAAGCAATCGGAATACGTTGCTCATAATTTTGAGGATTCCCTTTTTGAATTTCGTTGATTGCTTTTTCATCTAGCCATTTTGGAAATGTGAAGTCGGGCGTGCCTGACAATATATAGTCTTTAGACGGTTTAGTTAAGTTAGGTTGGGTTAAGTTAGGTTTAGTTAAGTTAGGTTTAGTTAGGTTAGGGCGCCAATTGGTTGACAATTGGTTGTCGGTTGGTTGACAATTGGTTGTCGTGTGTTCATACGTTCTACTTTCAGTTATTTGTAATTGTTGCTTTTCTTGAATATATGAAGTTTCTTTCAACCTATCTTTTCTAATGATGTTATGGATAAACCAATCTTTAATAACCACAACACCACTTTCAAAAGGGATGATATATTGTTTAGCAATCAACAACTTCAAATCATCTTCACTAGCTCCAATCGTTCTTTGGATGGTCTTTGCTTTGTCGACAAAACCATAATCATCTCCGTGTGTATTAAGATGAAAATATAACGCTTGAGTGGATAAAGGCATAGCTAGAAATTTGTCGGTATCAGTTATCTTTTTACTGATCATTCTTCTATCTCCCAATTTTCTACCTCCTTATATATTCAATCTTTTGATTGTTTCGTTATTTAACTTAACAGGAAAAACATTGTATCTTTTCATGAATTCGCTTAGCCCTATGTTATGAATTAAAATGTGATGTTCTCTGCATAACGCCATAAACGAGCTATTAATGTGGTCGTGCTTTTTTCTGTTGTTTCCCATACCGACTAAATGCGTTGCGTGATGGATATCTGCTTTCTTGCCACACAAGCAGCATTTTCTTTCTGTTAAACATTTGTATAAAAACCACTCTGTGTTTTGTGGTGGAATTTCATAACCGTTTTTAAACGGGATATTCCACTCTAGCACGAACGCAATCACGATATCGCATAACTTACCGACTTCTTCCATCGTCGCTTGCGAATGATTGGATAGGCTGATACTTGCGCCTGTTAGCACGGTATAGCGATTTTTGAAAAACTCATCAAGTATCTCTACTGATTCGCCTGTGTAGCGATAGATATCGCCTAGCACTGCGTAATAAAATAGTCGTTGTTGTTTGCTGAATTTTCTAGGGTCACTGATTGTCACTTCTACATTCATGTGACCTTGATATCCAAAATACAATGTTTTGAGTCGTTCAATATTGATATCTTCGTTTGTGTCGATAACTATTCTTCTGTTATCTAATTTTATAATCTTTCCTGAGTATTCCATCTACTTTTGTTTCTCATATCGTTTTTTTAATTCGTCAGCAAATCGGTTGATTGTCACGTATTGTTCCGTATCTAATTTTTCAATCGGAATAACTTTCATGAATTTATGGTCAGATAAATAGCTGTAGATTTTATCAAATGATTGTTCATCTCCAGTTTTTTCTGAAATAAATTTAGCTAGATTTTCGACTTTCTGTTTCAATGCTTTTACTTTTGTTTCGTCAATTATCTTAGCTTTCGCGCTATCAACTTGTTGTTTAAACTCTTCTGTATCTGCGTCTTTTGTATCATCTAGTAAATAAAGACCGTTTAATGCGTATTTTCTCGCGTAAGATGACGCACCGCCGGTAATTTGGCTATCGTCCATGCCTTTCTTTATTTCTGCTTCTCGTGCATAAGCTGTTACGTATATTGAATTTGACGGATTAAAACAATCGACGATTTTTGCGATTGCTTTGATATAGACTCTTCCGCCGATTTCGAATGGTTCATCAGTTAAAGTTAGGTACAAGCCGTATTTTTCGTTTATCGGCTTGGCTGCTTGATAAATATCGTCCGCTGATCGATAGTGATATTTACCAAACGAATTATATTGACTCTTCGGCGCTTTCACTTCAATTTGCGTTTTAACTAACCGTTCATAAAACGTCATTTCTGCTACATCTAATTTCTTTTCTTCTTCCATTAGTCAATCACCCTTTCTTCAAATCTTAGTATTTCCATGATTTCTTCATCTCTTCCTTGTTGCTTAAAAAGATTTATATATTTAATGATTTTGCCTTTCAGATAAATCATTATTCCGTCGCCAGAGAACGCTTCTAAAACGTCTATCAATTCGTCTTTTGAATACATCTCTAATTGTTCGCCAATTAATGCGTCGACTTCATCAGGAAATGCTTTGTATCCAAATTCAGTGACAATTACTTGTTGTCCTTCGTATATTGGTTCATCCGAAATAAAAGATTTATCTACTGGTTCTCGTTCGATATCTGCCACTCTCTCTTCTGGCGGTTGCAGATTTCTATCAATCCATTCTTGTTCAGGTGTCATTCCAAAATTGCCCCTTTCGTGCTATACTTAACTTGTAAATTATTTTTGTTAGTCACTGATTGCCGTCAGTGGCTTTTTCTTTTTCTATGCATCTTTTTATCACATCAATATACTGTTGAGATTTAATTACATTCCAATTCTCTGCCAGCCATTCATTTGCTGCTTCGAAATCAAAGTTTCTCATTATATGTCAACACCACTCTTCTAACCAATTTTCAAAATCTTTCTTTGCTTCTTCCGTCAATTCAGCTACTTTCACTTCTACGTATCCAGTAGGTATTATGTTGACAATCTTGTCTTTAATGACACCTGCATCAACTAACGCTTGCCACATTCCTTTGTTTTCAGACCAGTCTTTAATTTGGACATTAGATTCGCTATTTTTATGTCCTGTATTAGTAGTAGCTACCGAAATTAATTCTTTTGTTTTTTCATCAACCAACTGGATAGCAATGTTATTATTTTCGTAGTACATTGACCATTGAACGATGCAATTCCATTTCTTATATTTAACTTTCATCAGATTCTAACCTCCTAATCCATCCGTCTTTTTCAGACATCTCGAAGTTTTCTCTGATGTACCACTCAGCGTATTTATCCATTAATCCCTTTGAAACACATACGACATTCAAATCGTCGTAGCGTATCATTACCTCGTTTATTTTTTCGTTAATCACCATAGCTTGACTACAATATGCGATTAGTTCCATTTTATTTCCCTTCTTTTCTTGTTAGCTTAAAATAAATCGGTCTACTCTTTAGATAGCGGTCAAAATATGCGTCATAAGCTAGCAAAACAACAACAGAAGTGATAGTAAAGCCTATTGCAATTTTTCCGTTAAATTCTCCACTTGCTAGCAAACCTAACCCAAACATCATCCATCCAAATAGGATGATTCTAAACATACCTATATTTTTTTGTATTTTTTTCATTTTATTGTTCATTTTCTTTGCCTCTTTTTCCACAGCCCCGCCCGGACTCAAATCGTGTTATTTTCTCTAAACTTATTTATTTCCGATTGCGTATACATTACATGCCGCCCACTTTCGTAGGCTTGTATCATGCCTTGTTTACGCTTTTTAATGAGCGTCGCCTCGCTCATTCCCAATATTTGAGCCGTTTCCTTTTGAGGAAACGCATCAGTTGTTTGACTTGCTTTGATCACAGCACTGACTTCTTCACGTATCACGCGCCTGATGTAGCCGTCTATCTGACTTAGTAGCAAGTCGATACTTCCTTTCATAACTGCCACCTCCTAAGCTGTTTCTCTTTCAATTACTGGTAAATAGCCTTTTCTCTTTAATAATTCATACAATCCTAAGCGCCCTTTTTGAGTCCATTTAGTGTTCAGAACAGCTTTTTCATTACCGTCTTTATCGGTAATCATAACCGTTTCAGAATGAGTCCAACCGTTCTTTTGATAGCGTGCATATAGTAACCATGTTGTACCTTGCTTATACTGAATGCCTAACTCATGCAGCAATGCATTCATAGCTTTACCGCTCATTCCATAATCTTTAGCAATCACAGTAATTGTCACTAGCGCCTTGTTAGAAAGAACCTTATCGTAATAACTCGCTTTTGGTGTTAGTTCGTTGACTCGCTGTTCAGCAATCAAGCGACCTTCACGTTCCTGTTTTAATTGTGTAGCTAAATTAATTAGCGTATCTGGGTTTAAAAGCACTTCTTCGATTTTATCTGGAGTTAAGTAAGCCCCGTGTTTTCTAATCACTGGAAGAACTTCAGTTGCTAACCAATCTTGAAACTGTTCGGCTAATGCGTTGTTTGCTTTAAATGCCAACTTATATACCATTGGTTCGCTGATATAATCGTTTTTCCCAACTTCTTGGGAAAGATATTTTCTTAAATACTTATTGACTGTTTCCCATCTGACGTATTCTTTTCCGCTCTTCGTTTGAACAAATCCTAAACTTCTTGCTACTGTTTCAACATCAAATAGCGCTTCGCCGTTTTCTGTTTTAACTGTTAAATCAAATAAGTTGTTGCTAAATGTTTGTAATTCCATGTTCATCATCCTTTCTATCTGTTTTTTTGTTACCGTTTTGGTGCTTTTCGTGGTAAAAAAATATCTTCAATATCAAGGTTAAAATACTTGCTTAGCGAAAACATTTCATCTTGTGTAAATTGATTTTTTCCTTGCTCTTTTAAACGATACGCTTGTACTGTTATTCCCAAAATATCAGCTACTTCACTTTGATTCATTTTGTTGGATTTTCGAATTTCCCACAATTTCGTTTGCATTTTTTTCACCTCTTTCTAGTAACCATTTTGGTTACATTCACATAATAGCACCATTTCGGTTACATGACAAGTATTTTTTCTAAAAAATTTTTTTTAATTCTAAAAAAATAGAATTATTTCTATTAAATAGAAAAAAATAGTTCCGTTTTGGTGCTAAGAGTGGTATAATAATTTTTGTAAAGGAGGTGAAAATCATGGAATTATCAGTGTATATTGGTAGCAAAATTAAATACTACCGCGAACAAATGGGAATGACGCAAGAAGATCTAGCTAAGAAGTTGAGAACAACAAGACAATCAATCAGCAGATACGAAAATGGCGATAGAAAAGCAAATCAAGATATACTTTTTGAATTGGCAGATATTTTCGGAATTTCTATTAATACGTTTTTTCCACGTGTTGAAACTAAAGATATCAACGAAGTGTATAACTTGCTAAATTCTGATAACCAAGCCATCGTCTACGATTTCGCCAAATCCAAATTAGATGAACAAAATACCATTTCTGACAACGTCGTTCCATTCCCAACTACCTTAAATTTAGATGCAGTCGTATCGGCCGGTACTGGCGAATGGCAAGATGATAATTTTAAAGAAGAAATTGAATATGACGGTCAGATTCCTAATCACGATTATGTGGTAAGAGTAAACGGCGACTCGATGCAACCATTATTTGAAGATAACCAAATAATATTCATCAGAAAAACCCACGAAGTACGCGACGGACAAATAATCGTCTGTACGCTTAATAATGAAACGTACGTCAAGAAGATAATGGGGAATCGTTTAGTATCGTTAAATAAAAAATATAAAGATATTTTAATTAATGAATATGATGATTTTAAAGTTGTCGGTGTGGTAGCTTTATAAAAAATGGCTAGGGAATGTTTCCGTCCACTCCCTAGCCGATATATTCATATGCAAATAAATTATATCATAGGGAGTGGTACAAATGAAGAAAATTTTAAGTTTAGGGCTAGTTTGCTCAACTGCGTTACTATTGGCTGCGTGTGGCAGCTCAGACACATCTGCCAAAGGTGATAACGCAACAGCAAGCAGTGTTAAAACAGAACAAACAACAGTTTCATCCTCTAAAGCTGAGGAAAAACCTGCGGTGCCTGCTGAATATACTGCAGCACTAAAGAAAGCTGAGACTTATTCAAAAACTATGCACATGTCTAAGCAAGGCATTTATGACCAGCTGACCTCTGATTTTGAGAAGTTTTCTCCGGAAGCGGCTCAATACGCGGTAGATAATTTAAAAGCAGACTATAATGCCAACGCCTTAGAAAAAGCTAAATCATATCAGGATAAAATGGCTATGTCGCCTGATGCAATCAAAGATCAACTAACCTCTGAGTTTGAGAAATTTACCCCAGAGGAAGCCCAATATGCGGTAGATAATCTTAATAAGTAGTAAGCAAAAGGCCTGGGTGTAGTAAATGCGTCTCAGGCCTTTATTGCCTAATATTCCCTAAAGATAAGCCCCGCCCGGACAAACTTTAGGAGGAATTAAAATGGCAAATTTTAAAAAATACACCAAAAAGAACGGCCAAGAAGCGTGGCAATTTTCCGCTTATCTTGGTACTGACCCGAAAACAGGAAAGCGTATCAAGACCACAAGGCGTGGCTTTGAGACAAAAAAACAAGCCCAACGCGCCTGCAGTCAGTTACTCGCTGAATTTGATGCAGATACGTGGGCCTCACAAGAAAATGATAGCATAGATAGCTTAACTTTTAAAGAGGTGGCCGAGCTTTGGTTAACCAGCTACAAGTTAACCGTGCAGGATGTAACGTATCAAGGAACCAAAAACATCTTAAAAAACTATCTATACCCTAAATTTGGTGACCGACCTATTAAGGACATCACAAGGGTGGAATGCCAACAGGCGGTGAATGATTGGTATTTACAATACTCAGCACTCGGAGCACTGACATGCAAGGCTAGTCGTATCTTTAAATACGCCATTACCATGGACTTGATAAGTATTAACCCAATGGAGTCTGTTATTAAGCCTAAAGGAGATGCTCACAAACGCGTTAAAGTGTACGCTAAACAAGATTTTAATACACTTATGGCGTATCTAAAAGATAACCAATCTGATTATGATGGTTATTTCATGTACGCGCTGTTTCGTTTACTTTTCTTCACTGGCTTGCGCATCAATGAGGCTCTCGCGCTCGAATGGTCCGATATAGATTTTAAGGCTAAAACCTTAAACATTGACAAAACGCTCAAGCTTGTTGATAGTAAGCTGACTGTTGGCAAACCTAAAACAAAGGCTAGTGTTGCAGTGTTACCCGTTGATGAGCAAACATTAAGGATTTTAAAAACGTGGCGAGCGTATAAGAAAAAGGCCCGTTTAGCAATTGGCTTAACAGGCGAGCCGCCTATTTTTAGCAAACTTGAGGGCGACTGGGTATTTTCCTCTGATGTTTATTATCAACTCAGAAGAGCAACCAAAAACGCGGGCGTGCCTTTTTATGGCAACCACGCAACCAGGCACACGCACGCGAGTTTTTTAATCGAGGCAGGTGCTAACCTTAAGGAGGTGCAAACTCGTCTGCGCCACGGATCCATTACCGTGACTATGGACACGTATGGTCACTTATCTAAAGAATACGAAGTCGGCACTTTGGATAAGTTCGTCGATTTTGTCAATGGCATTCAAAATGGCAGTCAATGATTTAGACAGAGGAGCAAAAGCGTTGATACCAGCGTTCCGAGCGATTTTATTATAGTTATGTACAAACTTGAAAAACATGAAATATAACTCATATCATTTAGATCACTCACACTAATAGTACAGCTATCTTTTTGCAATATAAATATTTGACACAAAAGACTCACTAAGGTGTAATATCACAAAATAAATGATCTTACACCTAGTGAGTCTATATTGTATTCATTATAAGTATAATCTATTCATCTGAATACTTCCTACTGTATTTCGTTCAAAAGTTTTGAAAAAATATCAATTTAACAAATAAGTATCAATATCAAAAAAGATACACGAAAAATCATAACTTTTGAAAGCTATTCAGTATTAAGATACAATGAAATCACAAGCTAAAGTAAGAATCCCTCAAATACTTCATTCCCTAGAAAAAGTCCTTTTTTGGTTAGTTGAATATAGCCGTTATCCGTTTGATTGAGTAATCCTTTAGATACATAATTTCCAACAACAGAACCGTATATTTGATGGAAATCAACACCAAATTTCTCATTAAAGTGCGCAATGGAGACGCCTTGTGCTTTACGGAGCCCTAAAAACATCTCCTCTTCCATACGTGCTTTTTGATCTAAGGTTTCTTCAGAGAAAATGGGCAATTGTTGGTTTCGTAAAGGATTTAAATAATGTTGAATCGGGCCATGATTTTTATATCTTACTTTGTCGACATATCCACTAGCCCCAGCGCCGAAGCCAAAGTAGTACTCATTATTCCAGTAAACAAGGTTGTGCTGTGACTGAAAGCCTGGTTTAGCAAAGTTTGAAACTTCATACTGCTCATAACCTTTTTGACACATCACATCCATCGCCAAGGCAAACATTCCCGCCTCTTCTTCCTGGCTAGGTAATTCTAATCGACCTTTGCGCACCCAATTCATAAACATCGTCTTATTTTCCAAAATCAAAGAATACATCGAGTAATGTGGCAAGTCATAACTAAGTGCTTGCTTTAAGGTCTCATCAAAATCTTGCTGCGTCTGACCTGGTAAAGCATAAATCAAATCAATACTCACATTATCAAAATGATTCTTCGCTAAAAAGTTCAGTGTATCATCCACATCTTTAACCGTATGCTTCCGACCAATTTTCTTTAGCAAGCGGTCATTAAAAGTCTGCACACCCATTGATAACCGATTGACCCCAAATTCTTGCATAATATGAAGTTTATTTTCTGTTAAATCTCCTGGGTTCGCTTCAACAGTAAATTCTTTGGTTGTCGTCACATCAAAATATTTGGTTACGCTTGTTAATAAGGAACGTAACTGAGCATCATTTAAAGAAGTTGGCGTCCCTCCCCCAATGTAGATGGTTGGTGTTTGTTGTTGCGGATATTTTTCTATCCATAATTTCATTTCCAAATCCAGTTTTTCTAGGTACTCATCTACGGGTTGTCCTTCATAAAAGACTTTATTAAAATCGCAATAATAACAGATATGCTCACAAAAAGGTATATGAATATAACTTGAAACCGCCTCTAACATTTCCATCCCCCTTTCTTTCTCATTTTTGATATAATATACACAAGGAGGTGATTGTCATGGAAGAAAATGCCCTTTTTAATCTCGGAAATCTGGTAGCCAGCAGCAAAGATGAAAAAGAATTAATCCGTATGGCACAGATTGCAAGCGGAAAAAATATCAAAGACGTTTCCCCTGCGACTTTGCCAGACGGATTTCTCATCATAAAAGTGCCTGATAGCGAAGAATTTCAGCTAATTAATGTTCAAAAATCATGATTCCTTCGCTAAGGTCGCAAAATATGCTCTTGTATCTACCTCATCTTGATGGAGTTGTTGAATCAAACGCTCAGCTCCATCAAATTTAATTTGTTCACGGAGTAGATGTAACCAACGCACTTCCACAAATTCTCCATAAATTTCTTGATGAAAATCTAAAATATAGACCTCTACTGTTAATTTACGGCCTTCTCCAAACGTATCATTATGGCCAATTGATCCCATTGCTTGATGCCAGGTATTCCCCACTTTAAATTCACAAACATACACGCCTTCGATTGGTAAGCGCGTCGTTGGGGCAAAACGAATATTCGCTGTAGGAAATCCCAGTGTTCGGCCACGCGCATCGCCATGCATCACTGTTCCTTCTATCGTATAAGGATAGCCTAATAATTCATTGACTGCTTGCATATCGCCTTTTGCCAAAGCTTGGCGAATGGCGGTCGAACTAACCTTTTGTCCATGTTCGCTTAATTCAGGCACTTCGATTACTTCAAAGCGTTGGTTCGCTAATTGCGCTAAATCTGTCATTGTTGCTTTTCCTTGATAGCCAAATGTATAGTCAAATCCAGCCACAACTACTTTAGCATGTAACCCAATGATATATTGTTCGATAAATTCTTCGGGCGTTAATTTTGCAAAGGCTGAAGTAAAATCAACCACATATAATAAATCCACCCCAGCTTTTTCAAACAATTGCGCTTTTTGATTCATGCTCGTTAAATAGGTCATCGTTTCTTTAGACATTTTTTGAAAAACAATGGATGGGTGTTGGTTAAAAGTCATCAGTGCTAGTTTCAGATTCTTTTCTTTTGCTAGTTTTTTCCCTTGTTCAATCACTGCTTGATGTCCGCGATGTACCCCGTCAAAAAAGCCTAGCACCAAAACAACCTCTTCCTTGATTACGCGTTCTTTTTCAAACGGATGTCTTAATTCAATGATATTCATAACTATTATTCCTTCATTTCTAATTGCGTTCTTAACATTTTCTGTGGTTTAAGCTTATTTTTGTCACTTGGACTTACTTCATAGATACTTAATACCTGATTGTTATAATATAAGGCGATTGGACGATCTGGACAAGTATTAAAACCAAATTGCCAATACGGAATCCGCATCCCATTCATCACTTTTTTGGTCAACTCTTCAGAAATATCAATGCGTGGAAAATCACGAACCCCATACTCAATGGGTAAAAGCAGCTTTTCTACCTCATTGTTTGCCATCGCTTGAGCTACTTGGTCTAAAGTTACGGCTTGCTCTTTGGTAAAACCACCACTTTTTATCCGTGTTAAATCGGACATATGAGCAGCAAAGCCTAATTTTTTCCCTAAATCAACAGCTAGCGTACGAACATAAGTACCTTTGCCACAAGCTACCTGAAAGCGCCAAGATAGCGTGTGTTTTTGCGCATCAAAGACCGGTTCCGTGATTCTTTGAAAGCGATAAATTTGAGCTTTTCTGACAGGTCTTTCAACAGTTTCGCCATTACGTGCATATTCATATAATCGCTTACCATTCACTCTAACTGCTGAATACATGGGTGGAATTTGCGTAATCTCACCAATAAAAGTCTGCATTGTGCTATCAATCAATTCATTTGACAGAACTTTTTCAACGGGTGTTAAATCAACAATCTCCCCACTCGCATCCTCTGTCGTCGTCGAATAGCCTAGAGTAATTTCGCCTTCATATACTTTTCCAGAATCCGTCAAAAATTCAACAACCTTAGTCGCTCGTCCGATACAGATTGGTAAAATGCCATCAACATCAGGATCCAAAGTCCCGCTATGACCAATCTTTTTCATATGTAAAATTTTGCGTAACTTAAATACACAGTCATGACTCGTTAAGCCACGTTCTTTCCATAAAGGTAAAATGCCTTCCATGATTTCCTTCCTTTTCTATAAAATCACACTTCTCCATTTTATCCTACATATGGAATAAAAACAAGTTAACAAATCAGGCACAAAAAAACACCTTGAGCGAATCAAAGTGTGCATAAAAAAATTAAATGGCACTCTTGTTTTTTCAGACAAAAGCACCATTTAATTTACTGCTATCCTTTTTCCAATCATTTAGATTACTTCCCCTATACAGAACTTAACACACATATACCAAGTTATATCAAAGCATCTCAAACCGTATCAGACTAACAATCTATACGGTTTTCTTTGTTATCTGATATATCAAAATATATCAACCATTTGCCAAATTATGCCCCTTTTTTGCCACTTAAAAAAATAAGCCCTAACCACGAATGGCTAGGGCTATGTGAAAACGGCCTACAATAATATGATTAAATATTATTTAGGTGTTTTAAATATATCACTGATTAATCGCGTGGTCAACGTTTAATTAAACGACCCCCAGTAACTTGTGCGTTTGTTTCCTACGCATTGACCAGTAGCTAAATACCCATAGCCATTTCCACGCTTTTGACGAATCCACACGTAGCCGCCACTATAGCAATATGCATCATATTTAACCACATCACCTGGTTGCAATTCTGCAATGATTGTAGCCGATGTGTTTGGCGCTGTTCGCAATTTAATGCGTTCGCTTAATGTAAAGTGCCATTCTTCTTTAATCCAGTGAATGCCTGTAGGCTGCGGTTTTGCTTGTGGTTGTGGATTAGGTTTGGCACCTTTATAACGATAAACATACCAACCCATACTGTATGGCATGGTCGTCTCAGGATTAACACTAACCCCGTTGTGTGCGTAATTACAATGAATTACGTTGTTGTGGTCAACCGCAATAGCTGTATGTCCTCCTGCACCTGCGGATTGTCCTTTGAGTCCGAAAATCAACACATCTCCACGTTGCATATTCCATGATTTATTAAAAGCTATTAACTCAAAACCGTTGGCGATTAACCATGCGTGTTCGCTCTCTGTGTTAACTGGATAACTATGCGGTTTTGCTCCACCTTTAACAAGTGAAATATAGACTGCGCCTGAGCAATCTGCTGTCCCATCTGTACCGATACGACTACCTGACATACTGTAAGTAACACCACGATTTTTTAGTTGGTACATATAATCGATAGCTTTATTAATATCTATCATTTTACATCATCTCCTTTGTCTGCTTCATCACGTAATTTTTCCAAACGTTCAATTACAAATTTAGGTAGTGGCAATCCTAACTGTCCTAGATTTTCAGTGACCGAAATGCCGTAAACTGCAATGTAGAAAATTACGAATGCGTTGGCTGTCAATGACATTCCCATGACTCGCATATATGGATAAGCCACGATAACCAATAACACAACTAGCAAGTGTTTAACTACTCCCAAAAGGCCTTTCGTGCTATTACCTTTCTTGCCTTTCAGCCCATTAACCATACCTGTTAAAATATCAAATAACACTATCAATACTAAAATCTGAATAAACGCATTGTTTAATAAATGTCTAAATTCTGCTAACAGTTTTAAATTATCAATTATCATCATTTTAACCACCAATTCTTCCTAAAATAAAAGGATGTGGACGAAGATATCCACACCCATAGTTAACTATTCTTCACTTTCTGCTTCTACTTCGTTTTCCTTATAAGTAGCTAACTCTGCCTTCAAATCAGCAATTTCCTTATCCTTTTCGCCAATCGTAGCTACTAGTTGCAATCGTTCTAACTCCAATTGCCCTAAGCGTTCCTGTACTAACTGGTTCATCATATTATTCAATACCTCCAGTTAATTCTTTGACAAATTCTTCTTTGGCTTTTTCAAACCATTTGTTAGGTGTTAGCTCGTTTAAATTATAGCCGCTTTCGTTATTCAAAGGAACGTTAGCAGCTAAGCTAATAAAGCCGATATTTGCGTTCATAAATACTGTTGCATTAGTAATTTGTCCTTCTTCTACTTGTAAGTTTACGTTTGTAATGTTTGTTGTAATCATAATAGATTACCTCCTTTTGTGTTATAGATTATGCTTTCTAATAGATTTACTTTTTTTGATAATGTTTGGACTGCGCCAATTAATACTGGGATTAAGCCACTATCTTTGATTTGGTAATAGTCTCCCACCTTAAATACGGCATTAGGTAGGACTTGTTCGACTTCTTGAGCGATTAACCCAAAATCCTCGTGTACGTTGTCAGATTTCCAGTCAAACTGACGTACTTGTAGTTTGTTGATTGTATCTAAGGCGTCTTGCGTTGGTGGTTTAATATTTGATTTTAGGCGTTGGTCAGATGCCCACATTGATACGCCCCACGCTTTACCTACCATGTTAGATAATTCTAAATACGCCCCAGAAGATGTCGGATTCGCTATCCTTGCAACTCGTATTCCCATATTACCATCTGTAAACGTGTAAGGTATCTTGTATCCGTTCGAAACGGGATTTTCGCCGTTTTTCGTGTTTAAATAGATATTACCGTCATAATTAATAATCTGCATATTTCCATCTGGATTCGATACAATTCGAGATACAGTACCGTTAACTTTAGTAGTTTTATTACCGTTTAAATCGATATAAGCATATTTTCCGTATAATCTAATCCCAGAATTTAAAGTGTCTCCAGAACTTGTGAGTGGATATATGCTCAAGGACTCCGAGCCGAACTGTGTACGACGTTCTCGAATTGTTCCGCTGTCATCTTTTATTTTTGAAACAAATCCAGTGTAATCAAAGGAGACTGACCCATCTAAATTTGACCCATTAATATAGCTGGCCATTGTTATATACGACGGGGTAAATTTACCCACACTCTTTCTATTAACGTTTTGTTCGGTTAAGTCCATATCGATTCGTCCATTATTTAATACTACGTTGCCAGAACCATTGTTAGATATAATTTTAACCCCTTGTATCGTTCCACCTTTAATAATATCTCCACTAATCTCAGTCGCCTTAATTTTGTTGGTAATAATACTGTTAGCCACCAATTTATTAACGAACGCGTCGTCCATCTTCGTGGAGCCATTTAACCTGATTAATTTAGCGTTAATTTCAGCTGTTGACGTGTTAGCGTTTAGGTTAAGCGACGCTAATATATCGCCAGCGCTATTTAAAGCTGTTATGGCATATTTGCCAGCCAGCTGATTGACCTTAGTTGCGAGGCCTGTACTGCTGTCGTACACGGTTGATGAGATACGGTCGGCTAATTGCTTGACTTCTGTGTATTGGGTAAGTGTAGCCATGTCTTCTGGAGATGGAGACCATGCCGTAGGTGTATTACCTTCTTCTAATTTCGGCTTAGAAAAAGCGATATAGCTACCCGAATTATTAAAACTAAGAACATTTTGTAAGTCAAAAACATCAAAAGCTCTTAACCGGAAATTATCTTCATTTACGCTAGCTGTACACCAAATCAAGTATTGCTCGTTTCCGGTTTTTTTAATATTTCCTTTTTTATAATTGTGTGCTGTAGGAGACATTCTAAACCACGAAAAATTAAATTCCCCATTAGGTGCAAAAGTAGCATCTGTTTCTACAATGAGCGACTGAGTATATACCACTCCTCGTTTCATAACAAACTCATCAAAAGCCCCGTTTTGGGGGAGTATTTCAGTTTTTGTCATAGGGTTGTTCCCACTGCCATACCTTAATATCGTCCTACCATTTTCCCATGTTGTATTTGGGATACCCCATCCCATAATAAAAGGTTCGCCAGTATCTCTGATTAAATTGGCTCCACCGACACTTAAATTATCTAGCTTACTTTGAGTATTCTTAACGTATGTAGCAATCCCTTGACCATCAATTGTCAACTTACTATCAATCGTTGACTTATCATAGTAATTACCTAACTTAGTATTAATATCTTTTGTGTATTGAGCTGTTATTCCACTTACCGCTGTAGATAATTTGCTATCTACTGTTGTTTTTTGATAAAAATTATCAGATAGATTTGTGTTTATACCATCAATCTGTGATTGACTATCCTTGCTAGAAGGACTCCACGGAATATATTTGCTACCCTCTCTAACCTGAATATCAGCAACGTTTATTACGACACCTGACAATCCGTATAGAAGTACGTATAAATAGTAAGTATCGTAATCTTTTGGCGTTTTAAATTTTCTAATAACAGTTGTCCATTCATTAGCCTTAACGGTATTTGGCTCATACGAGATGCTTATTTCTGCATGGTTGCCAGTTGCTGTAGTGTTGTGCATCCAAATATGCAATGGGGTAGAATTACCAACATTAAAAGATTTATTAGATTTGATAACCGCTGAATAGTAGTATTCTGTATCTGGTTTAAGCGTTATGTATTGATTGTTTTTAGCTCCGCTGCTGTTTTGAGTAAAATCTAGTTTCAATGTTGGTCTGCCTTGGTATTTTACACTATTATCTAATGATATATTCCCATCTCCATTATTAAACCAATTACCTTTTCCAAATACGCTTGTGTCAGTTTTTTCCAACAAGTTATCATCACTTAGTTTTAGGTTATCTAGCTTGTTCCCAACTTCAGTGATTCCATTCGCTACTAAGTCAATACGATTACTTGTTTGCTCAATTTTCGTACTCTGACTGCTTACTGTCTTAGTCAATGCGGCTACATCGGCTATCGCCTTAATAGCATTTTCTTTCGCTGTATTTGCTGTTGATACTGCACTGTTCGCACTCGCCACTGCATTAGTGGCGTTTTGGCTAGCACTATTAGCTACGTTTGTCGCATTTGAGGCCTTGTCTAATGCGCTGTTTGCTGTGCTACTTGCGTTAGTGGCGCTCGTGGCCGCACTTTGTGCCTTATTATAAGCGTTCCCTGCTAGCTTTTGGGCTTCAGTCGTATTTGTCTGTATAGTTTCAATACTAGATACTTGCTGACTTATTTTCTTTGCGGTTTCTTCCTTAAAGCTGTTATATTCGCCTTGTAGTGTGGTTAAGTCAGATTTAACCGCGTATTTTTCTGACATTTCCTGCTTCACGCTTGCCACTGAGTCAGTTATTGTCTTATTTAACGTTAACTGTGTCTCAGATAAATTCGTCTTAGTAGCATAATTTTGAGTGAGCGTAGTCTTGACGGTCTCAATTTTACTAGCTAATTCAGTTTCAGCGCTCGCTAAATCAGACTTCACATTATCCACATTCGTATTTAACTTACTAATTTCCGTGTTTGTAAGGCCAATTAATCTGTTTGCTTCGGCTGCGTCTGCTTTAGCTTTATCTGCTAAATCTTTGGCAGCGTTCGCCAATCCGTTAACTAAGGCTGTCTGCTTACTTGCTTCGTCAGCTGTATCTTTAGCACTATTCGCTGTGTCTATAGCGCTATCTGCTTTACTATCGGCCGCATCTGCTTTATCCTTTGCTTCATCTGCCACTTTAGCAGCGTCGTCTGGATTTCTTTCCCACTTATACAATTTCGGATTCGTGCTTGCGACCGTGGAATAATCGACATAGTAACCACGATATTTTGGTATCCAGTCTGTAGGTAATTCCAAAGTAAATCCTACACTACCGTCTGCTGAGTCTGCCCATGCTAGATGCACGACTGGTGTTTTACCTGGCTGACCGTCTTTAATATTAAAAACTGTTAACTCGTTCCGCCCACGTTCACGACCGTCTTTTTCAGCTATAACTAAAAAGGTCGCTAATTCGTCAATACTACCGGCTCTTACGATTATACTTGCGTCGTGGGAATACTCTGTCGAATTTTTAAACCAGGTAAGGCTAAACTCATTCGTGACGTCTTTAGGTCCGTCCATGACGCGTGCTGTAAGTGTAGTCTCGCCAAATCCATTTTTAAAACTATATCCATTGGTAGTTAGGATTTGCACGTCAAATACCTTGTTTTCTTCGATTAAGGCATTCATTTTAGCTAATAGTTCATTAGCAATCTCCGACTTTTTCCGCTCATAGTTCGTAAATACTGTCTTATTTTTAGATTTGTCTAATAGCGATATGGTCTGTTCGCTGATTCTAGCTTGGACATAAAGTGGTGGATCGTAATGCACACTGTCAATCAGTAGCATTCTATCGCCAATCTCCCCGTCCACATAGCCTTCTGTCTCATAGTCGATTTTAGGCTCAGAGTGCTTTTTGAGTTCTCCAAGCATGTAGGCATACAGTGCTTCTTTGGTAGCGTGCTCTGTGTCTTCACTTTCCAAACAAATAAAACTGTCGCTAGCTTTGTGCGCAATAGCTGGAAATCTATCTCTAGCCTGTGGCGCATACAGCGTGTCGCCCTGCGTATAGTAAAGTAAGTTATTATCTTCGTCATAAACCTTCTTATCAAGACCTTGTATGGTTAGCCCGTCTTTCCCATGCACACGAATAGCAGTGTATAACTCATCAATATTAGCTGTGTAATTAATGACCTTTAATGATTTTCCTACTCTTATCGGCATTCCTGTTTTATCCTTGCCGATATTGCCGACCTTATAAACATTCAAAACATGGCGTTTAAGCGAGTAGTCATCATTGAGTTCGGTGACAAATTCCAACTCCGCGCCAAAACTATTGGCTATACTAAAAAGTCGAGCCAGAATCGTATCTGTGCCCGACCATTCCAATTGCATTGATTGACTTGCGACTTCGTTGAGACCTAACGTTAAACTGTGTTCAGGATCTATATAATCAAGATATTGCTTAAATGTCCACTTCGGCGCTTTAAATGCCTTGCGCTTTTCTTTGTTCGTTTCAAGCGATAAAGAGTATGCAGTCAAGCTACACTCATAGCCATTTTTTTCAAAGCTATTAATCGTTAGCCAATAATCGTTATCTGCATATTTAAACGCTAATCTGCAACCTGGATAAATAGTATCTATGTCTTTTCCGTAGAATTTTAAAGTTAGAAAATTACACGTACCTTTTAGAAATCGCTGTAAGGTTGCCTCATGAAATTTAATTCCTGCCTTATTATCTAAAAAGCAAATATTCATGCTATCGGTTGAGTCGCGTATTGCTATACGAATATGATCCATTAAATATAAGCCTCCTTAATTTCTGCAGTAGCTGATTCAATCTCGCTGAATGACGATACATAAAGCTGTATAGTCGTTTCTCCTGGTGGCGCGTGGAAATAATCGGTACCCACAACTTCATCATCATGTGAAATCAGATTATTGACATAAAGATTTCCCTTTTCGCCATCTACATACATATTGGCCCCTGCTGGGAATCTATTAGGCACGTCCACCCAGTAAGGGACGTTGAGTTTGGTAAAGGACAGGTCACTCAAATAATGATGTGTTACTAGCTGATTTGTGGTATTACGACCTGCCATTTGTCCAACAAAAAATTGTATTTTAGTTGCTTTTTTATCTCTCAATCGACTATCACTATATGTGTAGTGTGTGCCATACCAATAATAAGTCACTTTGTCTGAAGTCTTTTTCAAATCGAACATGTTTCTGTTTTGGTCACGTCCTTCCCCACCATAAGGATTTTGGCTAACCCAAACGCTTGGTGTGAAATTAATCGTCTTTTTGACGAGCGAACCACCATTGTCGCCGATTAGAAAAGAACATTGCGCTGTGTTTCCGACTCTATCGTATTTTTCCAAAACCATACCGGCAATAAGTTTATTATTTTCGTCAATGACTGTTAATGCCCACTCTCCAGTCTGGCCCATCAAGCCGGTCTCGAACCACGCACGAGCCCATAAATACCAATCAGTTGCTTGTTCAGGTAAGGTTATTTCTTTGATATCACCAAAATAGCTAGCACTTGCTGTATTTGAATATCCACTAGGTAATTTGCCTAACCAACCCCCAAACGAACTCCAAACGCTCATGTCGGTTACTGTTTTCTTTGATTGGTTTTCATAAAAGACCGTGCCTTTGGTCCAGTTAGCAAAATCTCCGCCGGCATTATTTAACAATTTGACACTCTTTTTCGCTTCAGTAAAATCTTGTTCTTTCGGATTGCCATATTGGATGACTCCGTGTTGGCTGACAATTCCTAGATAGCCTGATTCTTTCTTAAGTTTTACGCGGTAATTGATAGGGACTGATTCACTTCCATTGTTTACAATAGTGGTCTCGTAACATCCCTTAGCAGAATTGAAATTAAACTGAAAAGATTTGATATTTTTTGCATGAGCCAAGCCATCAGGTATTAACCATGTAATCGTACCTTTACCGTTCATCTTATATTCTTCAAAATCAAGTGTGCCAGACGGTATAGCATAAAATACACGATTTGGTATATGGCTAAACTCCAATGGTTTTGGTTCACTAACATTCAAAATCTGTTGTAGACGATCATACTCAGCAGCATTCTCATATTTCACATAAAAAGGCATCTCAATTTTTTTACTGCCTTTGCGAGTGTAGTTAAATTCTTCGCCGTTTAATGTTTGATATTCCAATGTTGATACTTTAAAATCTGCTCCATCAAAGGCGGTAAATCCTTTGAGTACTACTAAATATCTAGTTAAATCAACGCCATTAAAAGTCACTCTTAACACGATTTACCACCCCAATCCATACACAGCATTTAATATTGCTTGTCGTTTATTTTGTTCATCTGTCACCGGTTCAGCTACCATCTGACCAATCTTTTTACCATCCATTTTATTTTCGATAATTACTGGACGATTAGCCATTTTAACCAATAAGTCCATTAAATATGATTCTTTGTTTGATTGTTGGCTAGAACTATCATATAAACCTTTTGACGATACAGCTAATTGCACATCGCCAACTGCACTCAATTCTGCATTCAAATCAGGATTAAATGTATTAGCCAGTGTATCAGCCATGCCTAAAACATTTGATTGCACATCTTTAAATTGTGTGCTTAACCCTTCATTCAGACCTTTCATAATTGCGTTACCGGCCGGAATCAAGATTTTACGGTCATAGCTGATTGGACCTTTATGTTCTTTAATCCAGCTTGCAATACCACCAACAAATCCTTTTACTTTATTAAAACCAGCTTGCAAACCGCCTAAAAATCCATTCATGATTGCGCTACCTGCACCAACTAAGTTAATATTTTTTAAACTATTAAAAGTATTTTTTACACCGTTTATAACGCCTTTAATCGTACCTGATATAGCTGATACGACACTTCCAAAGCCACTAAACGCGCTTCCTGCAGCTGACATCGCACTTCTGATTGCTGATGCCACTGTTCGAATGACATCGCCAATAGCCATCCAAACAATCGATATGATATTTTTGACAACTTGAGCAGCATTACCAACTCCCGAAAAAGCTAGTTTAATATATTCAATAACTGTTCCGATTACACTTGCTGCAGTAGAAATAGCTGTTTGAATGTTTGACCACGCTGACTGAATGAAGCTGCTCAATCCTTGACCAGCAGTACCCAAATTACCAAATAATCCAATTACCGTGCCTACCCATTGAGCAATCGTACTCAAAATTGGCGATAATGTACTAAATGCATTTACGACAATTGTAATAATTGGTGTTAAAAATTCGATTGCAATTTTTACCGCATCAAAAGCCATCGATATACCCATTAATGCACCTTTAATCACACCGCCTAAAAATGAACCTAAGATTTGAAAAGCAGGCATCAAAGCACCGCTAATCACAGAAATAAGTGGTTGTGCTGCATTCCACATTGATACAAACGAATTGACCACACTATCGATTGCTGGACCGACAATAGACATCATTGTGCTAAATCCAGTTTGAATAGCCGGAATAATTGAAGAAATCAATGTCTGAATACCACTAAAATCTAATCGACTAAAGCCACTGACTAATGTATTAATGACCGGTGTAACAGAACTTACTACTGAATTAAATAGGCTTGGAAGCTGTCCAAAAGCTGTTTTTAGTCCGTTGATTATCGGCTGAATAGCAGTTATAATTCCTGAAAATTTAGAAGTTAACCCCGAAAAATCAATATCTACACCTATATCAGAAAACACCGATTGTAATCCTGCGGTCATTTGAGGGATTGCTGCAGAAATGAACGTGGTGATTGCAGTTGGTAATCCTTTTAGAATGTTACCAACCATCGGAATGAAATTGCCAAATAAGAATGTAGCAGTTGTTTCAGCCAACGCATTTAAAGACGGAACAATATCTTGACCTAACGATAATTTACCCAAAACATCACTAAACGCTGCCTTCATACTTGCTAGTGAACCACTTAAAGTTGTTGCTGCTTCTTTGGCTGTTGTGCCTGTAATGCCCATGCTCTCTTGCACTGCATGAATCGCCTTGACGGTATCGGCAAAATCCCCAACTGTGTAATGCTCACCAGTCAGTTTTTCTGCATCTCGCATCAAGCGTTCCAGTTCAGATTTCGTACCACCATACTTGGTACACATTCGCCACAAGTCGCTAACTCATGACCGCTCTTTTAGAGCTGCTCTATGTCACCATAGAGAGTAGACTATCTCTTATGCATTTCTGCATCCTAGCGCTTCGAATTCGCTTGAATCCTACTCTACTCCATTAAAAAAAACACCCTTTCAGGTGTTTTCTCTGTTTCGATAGTCGTTACACTTTCAAGAATTATAAGTCGAACGTTTACCGTTCTTATAAGAAAATTGATATCCTCTCGTTTTTCCGCGCTGCCCGATTGTACCTTTTTCTAACATTAAAGAAACGTTAGAAATAGTACAACCGAAATATTCTGCAGTTGCCGATATACTCTCGAACTCAAGTTTTTCGATGACATCTAACCACGCTAAATGTCCACCGCCTCGTTTTTTCCGTTCTTCTTTATACTTAGTAACAACAACCGCTTCGCTTCTTACTCCAACGGTTCCAAACCGAGAATTGTTCTCTGAGTAAGTTGCCCATCTCAAATTAGAAATATCGTTGTTTTGTCTGTTTCCATCTATATGATCTACAGTCGCTTTATTCTCTGGATTTGGAATAAAAGCCTCTGCAATCAATCTATGAATAGGGACTTTCTTTGGTTGATTATTTTCGTAAAGGTCAACCATGAGATAGTTATTTTTAGGATTTACAAAACAACTTTTTATATGATTTGTTTTATCATTTCTAACTTCGCCGTTTTCATTAATTGAATAATTTGGATTTCTACCAATTTTCTTCCACACTTTGCAACCCTCCACGTATTTATATGTTTTATTTTATCAAACTAATACGTAAAATTCAAGCAAAGTATCTAATTCTTGCTTAGCACGGTATTGTCTAAGCCGCTAAACTTAGAGTTTCACCGTTTTCACTAGGTTTATACTCGGCTATGGATTTTCTACCGAGCTTCAAGTTATCTAACATGGCATAATTTCCACGCGCTAAAGATTGGTAAGTTTGTGTGATGGATTCCATATCGGTACCCATCTTGTTTGCGTTATCCGACATATCAACCATAGCCGTATTGGCTAACTCTGCAGCCTTAGCAGTATCGCCACCAAGCGAAGAAATTAAGGAAGCCGAGAAGGAAGTAACATTTTCCATGTACTTATTAGCCGACACTCCGGCTGTTCTGTATGCTTGGTTAGCGTAGTTTTTGACCGTATCAGCGCTACTCTTAAATAGCGTCTCAACACCACCCAAAGATTGTTGAAGTGCCGCTCCTTCAGAAATTGATGCAGCAAACATCTTTCCAATCCCAGCAGCCGCAATAGCAGCTGTAACTGCGGTAATCATTGATTTACCCAAACTAATTCCTGCACTAGCACCAGCCGATTTTGATTCAGGCTCTATTTGCTTCTGAATCATACCACTAATACCTTTCGCTGATGGCATAATTTGGACGTACGCTTGACCTAATTCAGTCGCCATTCACCACACCCCCTCTTAAAATTCTTGCTTTTTCTGCTTCAAAATCCTTGCCAGACTCAAATGATACTTCTTCGCGTTCGATTTGCTGCTTAGTTAGTTGATCAACAATAGATACAGGTTGATTTTTTCCGCGTTGACCATCTTTCGTATTTTGCCAAAGCATGATACTTAATCTGTCAGCTACTCCAGCAAGTAACAACGTGTCTAAAGGCAATTTAGAATCGCTAATCTTCATCATGATTCGCGAATCTGACCTTAAACCACAAACAAAAACAGCCACCTTTGATACAGGTAGCTGTCTATAATCGTAGATATTGTATGTCTCAGCTAAGTCGCAAATAATCGCATCTTCGTCTACTTTGAGCATTTTGGCAAGGATTATTATTTTTTTAGTTGAGCCTGACTTTGAAAAATTTCCGTAACTTCTGCAGTCATTTTTTCTGCATTCACTCGTCCTTTTTCATCACGAATATGATTTTTTAAAGCTGTAGTCTGTTCATCGCCTAAAATTCGTTTGACAACTTTCGGAAATAGTAACGGATTTTCTTCCACGTCGCCTAATAGTTCGATTGTTTCGTAGTCATTTAATACTGCATCATCAATTTCAAATTTGAATCCTGACTTTGTTTTTCCTTTAATCATCTGATTTAACCTCCAACCTCAGCACCTACTCAGGTTTCTTGATGTATTCATAGTGCGTATTGCCATTTGTATCTGGCAAGGCTTGAATCGTAATTTCGTAGCCAACAGGATCACCATCTGTATAGCTAATTTCGCCAATTTCTGATACTTTCGCCACTGGTAATACTGTTCGTTTTAATACCCCACCTTTAAGGATTACTTCGATTACTAAACAATGCTCGGGTAATTCCTTAGAGTTGGCTTTGATTGTAATACCGGTATCTAAAGTTCCGCTTACGTTATCAGCACCATAGACTTCTTTTAATACCTCAACATTCAACGACTCAATTAAAGTATAACTAAACGTATCTTCCTTTTCTGTTTGGGTAGTTAATACCGTATCGCCACCCCAAGCCTTAACGTTTTCCGATGATGGACTATTTTCATTAGTTAATCCATCTTCTGAAATATATCCTAAAGCTTTAAATGCTGCGTCTAATGCTGTTGTTGCATCTGTGGGTAGTGTAGTTCCAAGAGGAGCTGAATATACCGCTCCACCGACTTTAGGTTTAGCTGCAGTTACATTTTTTACATCTGCCATTTATATATCCTCCTAATAATAATTAATGTCAAATACCGCTTGATATCGGTATTCTTTTGTTTCTTCATCAGTAAAGTTATAATCACTATTTAATTCAATGCCATTAATTTCAGGTAATTCAATCATTTGCTCAACAGCTTCTTTTACTTGCTCATTAAGCATTGCTGCATCATATAATGATTTTGCATAACTTTGAAATGCAAAGGTTGCTGATTTTAAATGATTATTCTTAGCCCCACTTGTCTTTTCAAACAACACAAATTTAGCTGGCATTGTACTTTTTCGCTCCAAAAAAGACGGTACATCTAAATGACTGTCTAAATACTGTTTGATAATCAGTTCAATCATTTAACGCACCGCCTTTAATAGCGTATTATTCTTTTTATTATCTCTTTTAGCTTTAGCTGTTGCAGCACTGACCATCGCATTTGCACGATTGCTACCAACATATATATCTTGCTCATAGCCATTACCACATCGGTTTCTGATGTTAGATGCGTAGTTAGTCAACACCGATTGCATCTCAGTTGACTTCATCAGTTCACGCACACCGCTTCGATTCAGTTTGAATTTAAAGCTACTCATAGCGCTCCACCATCACTTTCTTGTTCCAATCAAGCGGAATTAGATGCTCAATCCCTTGAGTCACAAAGCCAAAAGTCCGCCAAGTTTGACCAAAGAATCTGACTTCCTTATCTTCCCAGTCGTGTTCATCGCCCTTTGGAATAGCTAAGGTATAAACAGCTTTCTTACCTGTCAAATTTAGTTGATTGACCATATCATCAGTAGTGGATGGTGTGACTAATACATTATCGACTGGTATTTCAGCATCGCGATAGATAGGTGTACCAAACGGATCTACACCATCACTAATCTTATCAACTAAAATGACCGTAATGCCTTTAATCATAGTCATATAGTTCCATCACTCCATATCTCTGCCTACGCAATCCCAATCGTGCCAATTCGCTATTTTTGATAAATAAACCACCACCAGGAACAAGAAAAGAACCCTGAACTGAATATCCCAAAGCACTTTCTGTAACCTGAGTCATTGGTTCCTGGTCCGTAGAAGTCATCAATGTACGAGCGACAACATCGACCGTTACCGATTTAACTACATTAGCAAAAGACACACTATCAGCCACTAATACATCTAAATCTTTACCAACTTTTTGAGCTTCAATCCTTAGCGAATCAGATACGACTGTTAGCAATGATTCTGCTCGTTCTATCTCCCCTGGTTTCAGAGGTCGCCAAAGTTGAGATAAGTCATCAATGGTTGCAAAATTCATCTTACCACCACCTAAAATTGAGATAAGATATCAATCAAATCTTGTTTTCTAGCACTATTTGGATAAGTTACACCCATTTCATCTAGTCGAGCTTTTAATTCTGCTACGGTCAATTCATCAAGTTTTTCATCTTCTTCAACTACTTCTTCTGCTACATCAGGCTCTTTTCCAATTTCTGATGGTTCTTTTTCGACGTTTGCAGCTAATTCATCAGCTGGCACCCAATCACCACCAAGGACGCTATCAGTTACGATGATAGCGCCTGTTTTGATATCTTTATATCTCATAGTAAATCACCTCTAGGCACCTGCTTTTACACGAGCAAATGCATCTGTGTCTAAAATACCCCATCCGATAAATGCTTCAGCACGTAAACAGATTTCGTTATATGCTTTCAAGTCGCGACCAGCACCATCAGGATCGCCGTATTCGATAATTTCTAACGGAATATTTTCTGCGTAACCCCATTTGAACATATTTTGGAAATCACCAACAATAGCGTGGTCTGTTTCAGCTGTTCCGCCAGTTACAGTTAAGTTCTTATTAATATCGGATGCCATACCATAGAATGAGTTAGGGTTTTGACCAAAGCGGAACTCTGGGTATAACGGATTTTTATTTGTATCTTTAATTTTAGCTAACGCTTGGCCACCGACAGGAGATAGCGCGATACCTGTAACCTCTCCACCTTTAGCAGTCACTTGTTGCACTGCTGCTTCAATATTATCGTCAAAAGTAGCTTCAGCATAAGTTACTACGTTGGCTGTAATTTGACCATCAAATGAGTTGGTCGCTCTAAAGCTTGCATCCGCCATTGATTTTGGTTCTAATCCATGTAAAGCTGCAATATCAAACGCTTCAGCAATTTTCTTAGCAAATCCATCGCTAAATGATTGTAAGTATTGGATTTGCTTTTCTTCAGAAGCATACTTAAATTCATCAGTGATACGTGCTTGATAGACGAATTTAATAGGTTTAATCACTTTAGAAGTCAAAGTCGCTTCGCCTGCGCCTTTTTGCGCACCTTCACCGACAATTTGAGCATTGCCTTCTAAATTAAAAATAAACTGTTCTGTTCCGTTAAAAGGAATAGGTGTTTGCGCTGATAATTTCGCTAAAACTGATTTCCCTTGTACTTTAGAAATTAATTCTTTTACTAATTCCGGTTTAAATAGTGTTCCTGCTTTTAATGAGTTGTCTGTCATAATATTTTCTCTCCTTTAATCTTTGCTTAAATTTTGCAACATTGAACGATAAGCAGCATTTTCACCGACAATACCTGGTTCTTCCACACTTTTTAATGGTGCAGTCGGTTCTTTTGGTGTTAAAAATCCTGCTAAACGTTCTGCATCTGCCTTCAATTCGTCTTCATTAGTTCCGGCCAATCTATCAGCTAATTCAAATGGCAATCCTTGTTGTAAGGCGATTTTCGTTCTTAATTGAGCTTGTTCATAGCTCGTTACCTTTGATTGCAGATCTGCGATTGATTGCTCACTTGTGTTTGCTTTCTGCGTAGCTTCTTCTAACGCTGACTTAAATCCAGCAGCTTCTTTTTGTAAATCCTCATATTGAGTCTTAAGCTGGCCATATCCTTGCAATTGTTCTTCATATTGCTGTTTTTGACGTGCTAAACGCTCTTTAAGAATATTGTCCAACTCTTCTTGTGTTTCGATTGTTTTAAATGACATTCCAAACATCCTTTCTCCTGCTTACCCGGCAGTTCGGTAATTTTTGTATTAAAAAAGCACCTCTTTTTGAGATGCCTAATACCTGATTTTTTGTTTTTTCTTTGGCTTGGTTGTATAGCAAGCCCAATGTGCTAAAAGTGCACTATCCATTAAACTAATATCCATATCATCAAACTGTGACCGATAACCAAATCCACCATTCGAGCCAATATTGCGCTTCTCACAGTTGGTAGCCACTTTAGCCAACGATGGCTGATTATTATGACACAATTCTTTTTGGTAAATCGCTTGACTCCATAATGAGTTGGCCACGATGATTTCTTTAACTGTTGGCATAATCGGTTTTTTAAGACCAAAATCCTTAAATTCATCAGCTAAAATTTTTTGACCATTCGCACCATCGACTACTACCTTAGCCACATCGGCATTTTTGATAAAATTAATAATCCACTGGTTGCCATTTCTAATTGATTGACAGTCTAATGTCTCGATAAAAATGCGATTATCATCTGTTCTGACTGCTACACTCATCGCCACGTTGGTATTATCGTTGCCGTATTTAATGCCAATGAAGAGCGGCCCATTAAACGTAGGCAATTCATTGACTTTTAAAGTATCCCATTCGCCTTTAGTGATAGCCGACTTCTGATTATACTTTGGCCAGTATCCTAAACGTTGGATATTGTGGTCCAGTTTATCATCGCCCAACTCAGCTTCAATTTTACGCTCAGACAAATGATAACCCAAAGATGGATTGGAATTATACCAAGCATCCACATCATGAATATCTTTCTGGCTATCAACAGACCATTCAGCCCAACCAGAATACTTAGCCCCTCCAGCAAGCACTGTATCACGATAACTTGTAAATACCGTACCACTTGATACAGGAGTTGGTGGCGTTCCACACATGATTGTTTGTGGATTGTCCGAATCGGTAACTGTGTATTTAAGAGCTGATTCCTGTTCCATCGTGTATTCTTGCGCTTCATCGATTACTAAAAGGTCAAACCCTTCACCAAGACCGCCACTAGATGTACGTGTACGGAATTGTATGACTCCACCTGATTCATATAATTCAATACGTTCTTGACCTTTAGCTTTAATCGAATTGAAATCCGTACCGTCAACGTACCCAGACTTTTCAAGATAACGCTTGACCTTTTCAAAAGACGCATGAGAAGTGCTGATTCGGTGCGCAGTGTGTAAGACGTTAAGGCCTTGTTCTAAAGCCCATATTTCTTTAATGTAGATAACTTCTGTCTTACCGTTTCGACGCGGTATAGCATATCCGAATTTCTGATGTACCCACAAGCCTTCTTCATCAATAGCCATAATGCTATCTAGCAAATTTTTCTGCCAATCGTAACATTTCAAGCCTGTGCGCTCATAATACTTAACAGCTTCATCGCTTAAAGTTTTCTGATATGGTATTATTACCGATTGAGTAGGAGTTTGATTGCCAACTCGTTTGTTGGTCATTTTATCGCCCCTTTCAATCTTTTTAGATGAGTCCAATATTTTCCAATTCTTCTAACTCATCCCATTCATCACTCATCTTGACCACCACCTTTATTTTACGCGTTGTGAGATAATAATAGTTGAATACTAAATATTTTTTGTCCAACTCTTGTTCCAGACGTTTTGTTTTCCTCTACTATCTTTCGGGTGATAATCTACCATACAGCGACAATTCTCGTGTCGATGATACACATCTTTTGGTACATTATCAGGATAACTATAACTTCCCTCTAGGCTTCTACACCATTTGCACGCTTTTCCAACTGCAATTCTTTTGATTTCTGGTTCTAATCCTATTTCATTGTGAAATTCAACGTTTGATTTAATGAATTCATCAACAATACTCTGACTGAAATTCACAATCGGATCGCCTAGAATCCACTTAATATCATCAAACGACTCCTCGGTAGATATTCTATTTACAATTCCATCGATTCTATCTTGATTGATAGATGGACGTTTTGATTTAATTCCTAAATTCGCCTTTTTATTCAATTGATATTGTACATTTTCTGCATAATCAGAAATTAATTCGTAATTATTTTTAAGTGTTTCGTTTAATACGCGATCAGCAATATTAAAATACATCTTACCATCAGGTAGTATTTCTACAGTAATATGCCTATTTAGAATTTTAGAAAGCAATTCACCAATTTCAATTGCGTATTTATTAGCTTCTAAATATGTAGCACTGTTCTCATCTAGCAACTTTAATAATTGATTGATATTTTTGTTTGCAACTTTTTCTTTTTCGAATTCTTTTTTTATCTTCTCAAGTAATTCAGGTACAATATCTTTATCCATTTTTACCACCCATACCCGTATAATCACGAATCATCGCTTCATCTACCAATCCTGGAATAGCTTGATTCAGTTTGATTGCTGCGTCGCCAATAAGACCTAAAGCAGATGCATCGGCTTCAAATAGTGGTTCCCATTTAGGAATGGTGTCCATGAATCTTGTCCGAGTGTATGTGAACTCATCTCTTAGACAGACTGCCACATAAGCTACGTTAAGTAGTCCTGAGCCTAGACTTCTCTGTGCTTTCTTACCGGCTAAACGCAACCCCTCATGACTAGCTTTAATCGCTTCTACACTTGAAGGATTGTCTGACACAAACCCCAAATCATCCAAGGTTAATCCCATTTCCCCAGCAAAACCAGCAGCTGCTGTTCTAAGCTGCTCAGTAAAAGGTGACATATTTGATGTACTAAATTGACCAAGAGTAGGATTACCCCCTTCATCATCCTTTGTAAATTGCAGCATTGATGAAACAGTTGCTTTCCAAGTATCCATCGGTTCAGCGTCTTGTGAAAGTCCTACTACATATTTTTGTGGAAATGAATAGAATTCAGCAGTAATATCTGCACGTTCCATCGTTCGTTTAGCGTATCTTTGATAATACATCGCAGAACGCGTAATTCTTGAACGACCAAACGGACGGACTGCATCAGGACGATGGATAATTGGCACTAGCAATGGAATGCCTGCTTTATTTTCGATGCTATAAGCCTTGCCGTCTTTTGGATAAAACCAAGTACGTTCCTTTAGAAAATACGCTTCTAAAATTGGTAAATCGTTATCGTCTCTTTGAAGGACAGCGTATCCCTCTGTTAATAATCCGGTAATTGGATCAATAACTCCAGTAGCATCGCTCGCCTCGATGATTTGTAATCTTGGCATACCATCGTCGCCACTAGATACATAGACAAAACAGCACGATGCAATCAAAGCTGAAAGCACTGCGCTGTCAAAAAAGATATCTGGATTGTTAGCATGGAAAATCTCATTTACTTCAAAATCGTCATTCTCAAATTCTCGAAACATCAAACGGTCAGCTAAGGCATCTACGCCTTTCGCACACCATCCCATCACAGCTTTATATCTCTGTCTTATTTCAGTTGGAATAGTGATACCTACTTCATAATCACTATGCTTCATCGCGTATTGTTTATAACGCAACTGAACCCTAGAACGCTTTGAAATCAGCTTTCTTTTTAAATAATCTATACCTTTATATGGCATTTTTCATACTCCTTTCATCTCGCGCGAGAAAAAACTTGCAATGACGGCGTGAAGTGCTAAGCAACAATTCAAGGGGTACCCACCCCGCTATACCTTATCGCTCATTTACTTCTATAATTTAACCAATCAATGCTTTGAGGCAGATTTCGATTGCCTATTACATTAGTTTTTGTTTCTGTTTTGATTTCCTTTGAATTGAACAGCTTGTCAGACTTCGCTCTGTTGCACTGCCAATGAGCAAGCTGTAAGTTATTAATATCTGATGGATGTCCACCTTTATTAATCGGAATGATATGGTCTATGACTGGGCTCAATGGATGTGGTGGTTTGAGGTTCTTATCGACCGGTTGACCACATATCCCACAAGTGTTCTCAGTCATTAATATGCGCTTTCGGTTTTTCTCAAAAGCTGTACGATGTTGTCCTACTCTATCAGCTCTCATCCGTCCAACCTCCCCGTGTTTGATTAATCATATTATTTAGCTACCGGTCGTGCTTGCTCTCGTCGAAGGTAGCCATGATAATAGCCGCTATCATACATACGATAGCTACTACGATTAATATTCCAAATGCATAACCGATTAATTTTAATAGCAACATTTTCATCCGTCCTTTCTGCAAAATAAAGACACCCACGTTCTGTGGATGCCATATTGAGGGTATTGAATGAAAACAGGGAACCATAAGGAGGATGCCAAGGATATATACTATCCTTTCCCTTAAAACCTTATGCTATCATAATAATTCAATATGCTTGTCAATTCTATATTGTTTTGTGCCAACTTTTAAAACTCACCAATTTTTTCTGCAAAGATTGCCAACACTTCATCTCGCAATCGATACGCACTTCTTACTGAGTAATTAATTGATTCAGCGTATTCTTTCCAGTTTTTCCACGAATGTTCTCCCCAGTATCTATCTTCGATTAACGTTCGTTTTTCTGGATCTTTTTTCTCTAAATATTCTAATGTTTTTTCAACACCTTTGTATAGCCGATAATAATTATTAATTGCTGCATCATCTAAAATTTTAACTCGTTTATTTTCTTCGTGATTTCCATAGTTAGATTTACTTATTGACAACGATTCGTCAACTTCTTTTCTGCATTCCAACTCTGCTCTTCGTCTAGCAATCATTGATGGATACTTTGGATATAGCTTAAATTTTTCTTCAAGGTAACTTGTTAAATTTCTATTCAAAATTCTTATGCTCCTTTGCGTTAAGATAATCTGGCGGAGGAGGTGTCCACACTATTTTCTCTCTACTGGATATGTACTAATAAAAATCGCCCTTTCAATTATCTTCATCATTCAATCACTCCTAGCTTTCTAGCATTACTCAAAAACCAAACCAACTTACTTCGTGTCACTTCGAATTTACCGGCTATAAATTTTAATGCTACATTACGTTTCTGCATTTCCACAATTTCGTCTAGGTATGGGTATAGCTCGTGACTCATAAACCTGTCTAATGGCGTTTCTATTTTTAAATTACTCAAGCGATTATCTCGCTTATCGCCATTAATATTTATGATTATTTCATTTTTCTTTCTGTCACCAACAAATGTATCATAGACAATATTTTTGATTAAAACTGGTGCGCCTAAAAAAGATATTGTAGGATTTCCGCTATGGTTGCACGAAATACGACTGTAGCGTTTAGTTGTATAGGTTACTTCAAATTGACTTTCGCTGACTTTCTCTTCAATTCTAAATATTCGGCCATTATTGCTGACTAAAATATTCGAATACTTTGGATGATGCTTGTATATGTGCTTATGTCGTCTTAAAAGACCATCGTCGCATTTTCTCAAGGTAATTTCCTTAAATCCGTCTTGTACGTATTTATCGCCACCGATAGATTCGATAATAAATTTCTTTTCTTCTTCGCTGCACATATCCATAGCAATTACCCAGTTATCTTCGCATTTATCATTTAATAATTTAATCGCCTGGTAATACTCGGCTGTCGGCATCAGTCGTAACCCCTTTCAAATAAGATTGTATAATCATCAATATCTAATTTATCAGCAATTTCTTGCACTTTTTTCAGCGTAACATTCAACTCATGATTCTTCATTTTACTCACACCGTTAGCGCCAGAGTAAAAAGCACTCCATGGTATATTTTTGTTTCTTCTATGCCAATCAACGTTTCCCCAAAACACTTTGATTATGTCTTTGTCCACCGGAAATCACTTCTTTCTTTGATTTATTCCACGCTCGCATGAGTTGGTTGTTGCGTTGTTTCTGATAAACTTTATTCCATCTGTTCTGTGATTTAGCCATTCAAATCAGACTCCTTCACGAACACACCATTTACCATCTTTCCACGTCTATCTTTAATCACATCATATGCAGCAGCTAAACATTCTTTTAAATTCGTATTTAATCGATACGCTAATACGGTTAGATTTTCAGTAACCATTCCTAAACCCTCGATACAACTTTGTGAGTCAGAAATTCCACGTCCGATACAATCAATCAATGAGGTATCGTCTAATCTAGAAAGAAGGTCAACGTTATCTTTTCTTGGACAAAACACATCATTGCTGTCATACCCTAGTTGTTGCTTATAAATAATCATCACGACTATCATATCGCCAATAGCGTCAATCGCATCTTTACGATTATCTCTAGCAATCGCTGCATTTAACTCGCCAAATTCTTCCCACAACTTCAATCGTTGTTTGTTTGGATCAGCAGTATTTAGCCCTCTCTCGATACTCCATTCTTGTACTTTTTTAATTAATTCTTCCATATCTCGTCGCCTCCATATTCGCTTGTGTCACAAAATTATCCACATAGCTATAGCTTTCTTTGATTTTTAAAATCTTTCCATCCGTCAACTGTATCATCGTTCCACCAACTGTCACGGTATAATTAATAATCAGATACGGCTCGATAAAATGCTCGCCTTTAGCCGACGGTGGATATTCTACAGTAATCTTCATCATAATCTTCGCATCCATTCCTGATTAATTTTTCCGACATTAACTACTGTTCCTCGTTTATTGCATCTCGGACACGCTCGAACAGTAATCAAATTCTCGCTGTGTGTGACGATGCGACCTGTTCCGTTGCATAAGGTGCATTTTTTATTTACCATTCTGATCGCTTTCCTTTCTAAAATTTTCATCTTGATATTCTAAAACTGCTGTTAAAATTTTGACCACTAACGGATGCCGTTGATATTTCACTTCTAATTTCCCCAAACTCTCCAACGCCCAATTCCAATACTCGTCTGTGGTAATCGGGAAATTAGCTGCTTGTCGATTCGATTGTTGCATCCATCTTAACAAGTCTTTGAAAAAGCTAACCCAAAAATCCATTGTCTAATACCTCGACTTTGACATATATTCCTGGTGTCTTCGCCCAAAATTTTTCGATGATTTCACTAGCCACTAAAGCATCATCTTTCCAAAATTGAGATTCCGTCATGCAATCTTTTAGCAACTTGACTAAATTATCTGTATCAGGCTTGGTAATTTTATATTCCCCATCATAATGCTTAACTAAATTTCCAGATTCAAATAGCCATTTAGTTGTCAATCTGATAGGCACATTTTCAATACGTTCGTCTGGAACAAAATGAGATAAGTAACTCATAAATTTTTCGCGTGCATCTTGCAATCTTTTATCTTCGTAAAAAATTGGCTTTCCATTTTTGACCGCTACTTTTTTCTGTTGGTGAGTAACCGTCGGAATTTTCATCGGCATAAAAAATTCAATCACATTTCCACGACCTTTCAATTTTTCTATTTTTTGATTTTAATCTCCAGTAAAGTGCATTTAATTTTTCGGTTGACAACAACACAAATCAATAACACTTGCCGATAGTCAACCTTGTCCGTAAACAACAATTTCCAATTGTGTTGTTTACGGGACTGGTTAGACTATGGCGGACAAGGCTTTCACCCTGTAAACCACTAGTAAACAGCCAGTAGTGGTTGACTTATGTAAACCACTAGTAAACAACCTGCTGTGGTTGACTGTAATAAAATAACTAATTCTCCTTGCTTACGATTCCATTTTCCACACTGAATTTATCCATCTTTTTGAGTTGTTTGTATAGCGCTTGTTTTGATTTACCTGTATAATCGATTAAATCATTGATGTCTACTTTCCCATCTCCATCCATATCACACATATCAAATGCTTCTTCAAATTCCGCATTTGCTTTTTGAGATTTATTTTGATTTGCTTTTCTTCTTCCTTGTACAAAAGGATTTGCATCATCTAACTTAATATCTTGTAAGATGCCAGTATCATCTATTCTGTGTACTGGATATTCAAACCACATATCTTTCGGCTTGAATCTTGGAAACTCTCGGAGCGTTCCTTCGACTCGCCATGCCGTCTGCAATCTTACTTGCTTATCGATTTCTTGTAATTCTTCGGTCAGCTTACTTCTTTGTTCTTTTCGAATACACGTTGCTGCGTGCTGTTCCATTTTCGCTCGGCTGTAAAAGTCATCGTCATCAATCGAATCATAGTAATCTAAGTTGTGCTTTTTGATGTATTGTTCGATTACCTTGCAAGCACGTTTGTTGGCTATTTGTTTGAAAATATCTTCGGTCAACTCTAACTCGATTAGGTCAATCAATGCATCTGGATCACGAGCAAATACGCCGCTACCACTTGCTCTGTCCATTGATTTCTTGCCGCCTTGACTACCTTTCGAATGATGATGACAGTAGATAACTGCACATCCTAATTCACTGGCAACCTTGTCAAATTGGTTGGTAAATTTTCCCATCTGTTCGGCGCTATTTTCGTCCCCGGTCAATACCTTGTAGATTGGGTCAATTACAATAGCGGTGTAATTCTTCTTACTCGCTCGTCTGATTAATTTAGGCGCTAGTTTATCCATCGGTACGGATTTACCACGCAAATTCCAAATATCGATATTGCTAACATTTTGCGGTGGAATCCCTAAAGATTTATAAACATCAATAAATCTTCGATAAGCGCTTGGTTTATCTAATTCGAGATTGACGTATAAAATTTTTCCTTGCACGCATTTCCAACCTAGCCATTCTTTTCCTTCAGCAATCGCTGCACATAATTCAATCAGCGCGAATGATTTACCGGCTTTTGACGGACCAGCAATCAACATCTTGTGTCCTTGGCGAAGCACTCCTTCAATTAATTCTGGCGCCAATTTTGGCGGATTATCGAAGTAATCAGCTAAATTTTCTGGATCTGGTAAATCGTCGTTGACACCTTCAATCCACTCTTTCCATTCTTCCCAATTTTCTTTACCAATATTTTGATCGACAATAAATTGCTTTTTGCCATTTCTGACAACACCAGGCAATCTGGACAATCGACTTGGATTGCGGTTTTGTTTGTCGATGCTTAGTCCATTTTTATCGCATACTTGATAAAGGTAATCGACACGCGTACGATATTCGTCATAATTTTTCGCATCAATTTTAACGATGGCGTGTAAGGATTTTCCGCCTGAATGAACCATTACCACTACTGGTAATTCCAACTCACGAATAATCGCATTTTGCTTTTCGATAGATGTATTATCCGACTCAACCAATGTGTATCGATATTCAGACACGTTTTGATTTTTAACTCCTTGCCCGTCCAAAGGATTGAAACGAATCCAAGCGCCGGCTTCTTCGTTGTAATCCCCTAAGACTGCACCGATATCGCTATTACAAGCATTTAATTGACGAATTAATTCTCCGGCGGTTCGGCTGTAGCTACCTTGATTACTTGGTTTCCACTTTCCGTCATCCCCTTGCCACGCTTCGACATTATAGCCAACGTGTTCATCTGGATTAAAAAGCAATCTTAGATACGTGGTGATTTCGTTTACTGGATTGAAATTCTTAGGTTCATTGATTTCGATGCCTTCGACCCACGCTGAGTCGACAATGACTAAATCATCGATAATCGTATCGTCCCAACCTAACTCGTAGCCTTCACCATCAAATTTATAAGATGAACGCCATCCGCCATCTTTAGCAAACTTGGTAATCGTAGCCCCAGTTACAAGGTCACTGGAAGATTCATCAAAGGTTGTCCATTTTTTGAAACATTCACCGCTGTGGTAACGTTCGCTATCTCGCCTTGACCAATTATCCCAATCGGATGCGGTATAGCCCTCGTGTTTGAGAGCCATACCGACATTTACCCATTCTTGATAGGTCAACATAACTGGGTCGATATATTCTAATAATTCAATAAGGTTTAGCTTATCCTCCATCTGTAATCCTTTCTTTTTTGCTTTTATTATTAATCTTCTGGTGCGTACGTAGACGGAATGACTCCGCTTGGCACTCTCCATCCATTAGCCGATATTCGACTAATCATTTTGTTGGCTTGTTCCGCTGTCCATGTGCCGACAGATTTAAAGTTATATCTTTCGAGTAAGCGTATTTGTTTTGGCGTGGAAAAACCATTAACTTTTCTTTTGTTTAACCTATCGATTAGCAAACTAGCCTTTCCGGCATTTTCGATGATGTCTGGCAAGATACCGTATTTTTCTAAAGCTGCTAATTGTTTTTCGCTCGGCGGCGACATTTCCCATCCAAACGTAGGAACATAATTTGTTAAATCTTCAGCATTGATAGACATTTCGAATTGCAATGGATCTACTAAACGTTTCTTACGTTTACGCATTTCAGCTAATTGTTCAGCTAACGCTTTTTCGCGTTCGGCGATTACATCTCTTTCTGCTTGTTTTTCCGCCTCTTCTAAATCAATAGCCTTCGTCACGGCATCTTCGTTTTCAAGATTTTCGGTCATCTTTTTAGCTACTTCATCGCTTTTCGCGATTAAATGTGCCGGTCTGCATAATTCATGGCGTTCAGAATGCCACAGAAAATCAAGTAATAGCAATTCTTCTTTGCCTGGTGCTAAACGTGTGCCACGACCAACCATTTGACTGTATAAAGCACGCACTTTAGTCGGCCTCAAGACGACCACGCAATCGACATCTGGGCAGTCCCAACCTTCTGTTAACAGCATCGAATTGCAAAGCACATTGTATTTATTGTTTTCAAAATCTTCCAAAATTTCTGAACGATTTACACTTGAGCCATTCACTTCGGCTGCTTTAAATCCTTTTTGTTTTAAGATATGGCAAAATTTTTGGCTCGTTTTAACTAACGGCAAAAACACAACTGTCTTACGGCCTTTGCAGTATTTAGTCATTTCGTCAGCTATTTGGTCTAAGTAAGGATCTAATGCAGTCCCTAAATCTTTTGTTTTAAAATCTCCACCTTGTTGGCTAACAGATGATAAGTCTAACTTTAAAGGTATCGTTAAGGCTTTTATCGGGCTAAGATAACCGGCTTTAATCGCCTTTGGTAAAGTGTACTCGTAAGCTAAACTATCAAAATATGTTCCTAAATTTCTCATATCACCACGGTCGGGAGTAGCAGTTACTCCCAACACATTGGCGCTTTCGAAATATTTCAAAACTCGTTGATAGCCATCACTGATGCAGTGGTGCGCTTCGTCCACGATAATCGTATCGAAGTGATCTGGTTCAAATTTCTTCAAACGCTTTTCGCTTTGTAGCGTTTGTACACTACCTACAACCACACGGAAAAAGCTATCTAAGCTAGTCTGTTCCGCTTTTTCGACTGCTGTATTCAAGCCAGTTACTTTTTTTAATTTATCGCTTGCTTGTTCTAGCAGTTCGCCACGATGCGCTAAAATTAAGACGCGCTCCCCTTGACGAACACGGTCCTCTGTGATTGACGAGAACACGATTGTCTTTCCGCATCCTGTTGGCAAGACAAGCAAAGTACGCTTATTGCCTTTTTCCCATTCTGCTTGGACCGCCTTTCGTGCTTCCTCCTGATAATCCCTTAGTCTCATCACTACCACCCTTACTTTTAAAATTGACCGGCTTGCCATGTATGATTTGGTTGTTGCGGTTGTGTTGGCTGTTGTTGATACCCTTGCTGAGGCTGTTGGCCATAAGTTACTGGTTGTTGCAATTGAGCAACTAAAGGTGGCATTGTCTTACCTTGATAGTAACTAGCGTCTAAAGGCAAGAAACGATCTACATCATTGTATTTATTGCCGTTATATTCGCGGTTTTTGATTTTAACCACACCTTGCTTACCAAGTACTTGTGCCCAGTTCATTTTGGCCGGTTCGCCTTTCTTTTTCATGCCAATAGACGCGAAGAAGGCTGATAATAATCCTTGTGTGCTGCTATGCAAGTAAAGGTTATTTCGCGCAATACCACGGCCTTGTTGTGGGTCATTAATTTCAATCGTAATTTCTGCCATGTTACATGATGGTAATTTTCCTGTGCTACCTGGTTTTGGTTCGTAGCGTTTGCGTTCGAATCCGATAATTGTGAAAATGTATTCGCCTGGTCGTAATGTGACTAACTCTTCTTGGTCGACAGTTAATTCGTCATCCCATCCTAATTCAAAATCTGGTTGTTGGTAATTGTTGTTGTTCATTTAAAATTCCTCCGATTATATGATTTTATTTTTATTTATTTAAAAAGCACGTTTTTCAACGATTGCTTTTTTAACTTGTTCCCATCCAGCGATTAATACACCGTCGATAAATCCTGGATCATAACTCTTTAAAGGCATCCCTTGTGGAAAGTATCCTTTTTCAACGACCACTTCTTCCACTTCGCCAACCGTAATCCCATCGGCTGTCATTAAATCGACCAACGATTGTGGAATACCATCAAATTCACTTGGATTAGGTTCTTCCCTATCAAAATTAATAGGCACATCATCTGTTTTAACTTCTTCTGTCGGCTGTGCTACTGGTTGGCTAACCGGTTGTTGTTGATTGACCGGCTGACTAGTTACTGGAGCTTGTGGTTGAGTTTGGACTGGTTGTTGAGCAACCTGTTGGCTGCCTTGAACATCGAAAATATGCTTGATTAGGCTATAATCTAAATTCATTTCATCTGGCAGTCCAAATCGATTTTTGGCATCCCACGCCGCTTGGTGGGTAGCGTACATCTTGCGTTCTGCCCCTTGGCCACGTTTCTTCCCATTGGCATCTGCTACAAGCAAAGTCTTGTAATTGATGAATAAAATCATGTCTGCCCATTCTTTGACCAATGATGATGTCATTGAGTTTGTTTTTTTGTTGCCCAATTTCAACTCATAGCGGTCATAGCTACCCAATTCGTCTGGCATTTCAAATTTTTTAATTTGGCTATGTGCAGTTAACACGACATTGACTCCTGCATCTACAATCTCTTGTAGCGTATTCAAAAATTTTCCAAGTTCTTCAGCTAAAAATATATAGCCATTGCCATAACCAAAATCTTCAATGCCTTTTTTATTATGAGAGCTACATATATGTTCAATAGCTAATCGTTCCGCCCAATCGATTGTGTCGATAATCCATGTCTTACATGGTCGATTGATTTTGATAAATTCTGCTTCCTGTTTGAGCATCGACCAACTAGTTGGCTTAGTTAAACGTCTAACATTCATGTTGTTTGTCGAACCTTCGGTATCAGTAAAAATCGGGTCCGGAAATTGACTAGCGAACGTCGACTTCCCGATGCCTTCTGGCCCATAAATAACCACTTTTTGCGCTTTGGCTATAATTCCGCTTGAAATTTCAATCATTCTTATCCCCCCTATTTAATCCTCAACGACTGTTTACTTTCTAAATAAGCGTAGTCACATTCGTTATTCTTTAAATATTCTTTCAACGCTTTCTTATCTAACTTCATTTCCCTTACTTCTTCAAAGAAATCAAGCGGTATCTTGGTTTCGTCTAACACGTTCACTTTTGGTTGATTGTTCGCTAAAGTGATTGTGTATAGGTCGGATACAATCTTCTTCTGATTTCTAAGCAACATTGATTGTTTAGCGTAATCTTTCAAGCGTTCGATTGCGTTCTTATTAATCGTTTCAAGCTGACCTAACCGTGCTTTTTCTTCTTTGATTGCTTTGTTTCTATCTTCATATTCCTTGATGACCTTGATAATGTTGACAATCTTTTCATCAGCCGTTTCATTGATTTCATTCAATGCAGCAATCAACGCTTCTTGGTCTGCTTCTGGGTTATCTAAGATTGTCATAATGTTCATATAGCTTTCATTCAAATCTCTTAGTGTAATCATTCTGCTACCACCTTTTCAAAGTTGAAGTATTCAAGAATTTGTTCGTCGGTATAGTTGTCTTTGATGATTTCAAGCAAGACTTCTCGTGCTTGTTTGTATGGTTCATCATCTAGTACAACAATCATTTCTACCATTGTCTTTAGATTTCTATTTGATAAAAAAGCGTCAATTTCTTCAAATAGCAAACAATGATTGCCGTCATCTTGATAGTATTCTTCGCCTTGATAAATCTCTTTATCGGTATAGGAATACTGTCTGATTGGCGGTTCTTGTGGTGGTTCAGTCAAGTAACGATCTAATGCCTTATCAAATTCCATTGTCTTCATCTCCCTTTCAAATACTCATCAAACGCTGTGTCATATCCAATTAACAACGCCACTGATACCAAAGTAAATCCGATAGCCATCTTTCCACCAAACTTACCACTGGCGAATACGCCTAGGCCGAACATTAGCCATCCAAATAAAATCACTCTTAGAAAATAGATACTTCCTTTTTTCATCGCCTTACCCCCTTCAACCATTCCAATGGCTCGATGTATTTAGTTCCTTTTCTACGATTATGACTACGCCAACGAATATATTCGTCGTACATATCGGTATCGATATACACCTCGTTACTTGTCACTTCCTGGTATGCTTCGTTAAAAAACGGCGTTTCCTTTAATTCTTTCATTCTCCTGTGGTAGGTCATCGGACTCATCGGCGTATCACGAGGGCCGTAGCGACGTAGGAATTCAGATTTTTTTATCCGCATCGGTATCACCATTTTCTAAATCAATCAATTTATCAATTGTCTTTTTCATTGCTTTTAACAAATTTGTTTGTGGTTTTGAGTCGCCTATCAAATAATTAAAGTTAGCGATTTTTCCATCTTGTAACGTAACTTGAATAACCTTACCTTCTGTGAAAAACATCATGACGTGCTTTCCGTCAAAGTAAAACGGATTTCCTTCTTCTGTCCCCACCAACTTTGAACCTCTAACAAATTTCTCTACACTTTCATATTCGTCAGTCACTACATCTAACATCGCCGATTCATTTTCATACGCTTCTAGCATTAATTTAATATTTTCTAGCAATTTTTCTTTTTCGTTCATTTTTGATTTCCTCCTTATGATTTTTTAAACTTATTTATAAAATATACCTGACCTTTTCCTGTTACTTTTGGTGTTTTCTTAACATCAACTCCGCCATCTGGACGTTGGATAACTGTTTCTTTCGTTTCGAACAATCCTAAATCCATTGATTTTTGCGTAGGCGAATTCCATTCAGCGCCCTTACGTTTGATGAGATAACCACGATCGCGTAACCATGCAAATAATCGTTTAGCACCAATATCAACACCGTTTTGTTTCAATATTTTTGCCAAATCACCAACTAAAATAGATGTATGACTAGCTGTGACCGCATCAGCAAATAGCGCTTTGGGTTTCATTTCTTCGTTTTCTAGTTTTAACTGTTCAACTTTCTTATTTGCAATCTCTAAAGCACGCTTCATAATCATCTCTGGGCTATTCCATGCTTGCTCTACTTGTATGAAGTAATCTCTGATTTCATATCCTTTATCAGTTCCACTCATCATTGCAATATGTTTTGCCATTTCAACAGACAAGGCATAATCTTGTAGTTCTTGCTTTTTGCCATCAGGATATTTTGGATTGAAGGGTGTAGTTATAACTACGCCGTCAAAATCAACACCTTTTCTAAAATGTTTGAAGTTTTGCTCTACCCACTGACTAAATCTTGTTTTTACATTCAACGCTTCATGTAGCTCTCTTGCGCTGACTAATTGCTTTTCGTTGTCACTTTGGACTTTGATTAATTCCATGCTGTTCATTCCTTTCTATCTGAATAGTTTTCACTAATCATCAAACTGTCTGCAATTCGTCGGAACGTTCAAACAAAAATTTAATGTCGTATTCTGGGAAAAATTTTTCTTGAACAATCAATGCTTCTCCGAATTTGAAGTCGTATATTCCGTCGATTTTATCTCTGACTGTTTGATAACGAATACCCAAAGCATCGGCGATATCAACAAGAGCTATATTCTTTTTAATTCGTGCTTCTTCCAAATTTTTAAGCATAAGTCTTTACCTCCTTTCTATATACGAATTTTCGTATTATGCGATATTTTTTTAGGACGTTTTCCCCGTCCGCACTTTTATATTATACGAAAATTCGTATCTTGTCAACACGAAAATTCGCATTTTTTTGTTTATTTTTTGTTGATATACGATTTTTCGCATGGTATAATAACGGTATAAGGAGGTGTTAATGATGACGAATGAAGAAGTTCTAAAGAGAATAATAGAAGAAAAATATCAAAACGTTAAAGCATTTTCTGAAAAAATAAATATACCTTACACAACGATAAGGTCGATTTTAGAAAGAGGCTTATTAAATGCCAAAGTAGAAAATGTAATAAGAATAGCGGATGAATTAAACATGAGAGCCGAAGATATGCTACTACTATCTGAAAAAGAAAATCTTAATAAGGATTTATATTTTTATTTTGAAAAACTCACTAAAGATAGTAAGTTAAAGGTTATCGATTTCGCCAAATCTAAACTTGACGAACAAAACACTATTTCCGATAATGTCGTTCCGTTTCCTACCACACTTAATCTTGATGCAGTTGTATCCGCCGGTACCGGAGAATGGCAAGATGGCAGCTTAAAGGAAGAAATTGAATATAACGGCCAAATACCTAATCATGATTATGTCGTTCGTGTAAACGGTGATTCAATGTTGCCATTATTTGAAGATAACCAAATATTATTTATCAGAAAAACCCACGAAGTACGCGACGGTCAAATAATTGTCTGTACGCTAAATAATGAAACGTACGTTAAAAAGATAATGGGGAATCGCCTGGTGTCGTTAAATAAAAAATATAAAGATATTTTAATTAATGAATATGATGATTTTAAAGTTGTCGGTGTAGTAGTTTTATAAAAAAATGGCTAGGGAATGTTTCTGTCCACTCCCTAGCCGATATATTCATATGCGATTTTATTATATCATAGGGAGTGAGTTTTATGAAGAAGAAAATTATAAAATTAGGATTGTTGTGTGCACTTACTTTATCGTTAGCAGCTTGTGGAAGTAGCGACAAAAAAGAAACGACTGCTAAAAGTAGCACAACTACATCATCAAACGTTGTGGAAAAAGAAGCAAAGAAAGAAGTCGATAATAGTCAATACGATAGCGTAGTTAAATCACTACAATCTGAATTAAATCCAGAAAACGATAGTGACTTTACAATCGAAATTGAAAACGATGTTCAAGATAGCGATTTTCCTGATGGCCACGATGTTATTAATGTATTATTGAGCGGTGAAACCGCCAAAGGAACAAAAGAAATCGTAGATGCAATTGATTCAAACACTGCTGACGATACTCAAAAATTAGTTATATCAGCATTTAAACAGAAAGTATCTGAAATAGCCAAGAATCTACCTAACGATACAACTGGAATTGAATTGAAATATCAAATTGCCGCTGATCAATATAGAGTTGTAGCTTATTCGACGAAAACAAAAGACATTATACCTTTAGATTAA